ACTTGGACTGGACTGCTGTGGGTATATACCCTTAGCAGGTGGGAACCTTGAGATGGCTCACACACTTTTTGATGACCACGGAGTTTTTAAAAAAACACGCAGGCGCTAGGGGCTACTTAGACTGGGACTTGGACCACAGAGCCCTGATAACCGGGGCTAGGACCAGCTGACTATCACGGATCTTGTATGTGGGGTAGACTGCTACGATAGTCTCTGGTTTGTTCTCTATGGCTTCCTTGATTCGCTGCTCCTTCTCCAGAGAACCCATGCGAGCCCTGTTGGTGTTCATTGCGTGGTTGTAGGTCTGGTCGCTCTGCATCTTGATTATGGGCTCACCAATCCCAATACAAGTCCCCGAGTTGAAACTCCAGAACTTGGCGTCTGGGTTTTTCACATACGGAAGAATCTCGGGACGGGCCAAGAAAGCTGTATTGGGAGTCTCGGTCTGCCCGGCCGCCGGCTTACCCTTCTTCTTCCCGTTCCGATGATACGCTTCCAATTTGTAGCGCCCCTCATCAGATATATCCTGCGGAGCACCACGAGCCTTCAGCGCCCTCTTGATGGACAGTTCGATATCCTGCTTTGTAGATTCCACAGGCATCTCCTTCAGGTCGAGGAGTTCTATGTTGGCCCACAACCACATATTATCCTGCTCCTCCGTTCGAGCCCGACGCGCCTCCTGGCGTTTGTGGTCCTCCACAATCTCTGGGTTGCACATCTGGCTCACCTGAGTAGTCAGACAGCCGAGGGTTCCCAGGAGTTGCCCGTATGTCTCCGCAGACAGCTTACCGGGTGTATTCACAGCCAGGGTCTGGGGGATGATACCATAATTCTGGATCCACGAGCGAGCCTCCTTGGTACACCACACCTGGAGACGCCTGTCTCTCATCCAATCGCCCGTGTTCCCATTGGCCCTAGCCATCCACTGGTAGTAGTCATCCGCCTTCTTGATGTCCGACAGCTGCGCTCTTACATTTGCAAAAACCATGGTGGGTGGGAAGATGGCGTCGGTGAAGTGAAAGTGTTCGGTTTGGATAGTGGTACCACGGTTGATACACCGGTTTCCTGTGAGGGCAACCTTCATGTAGTCCCAGTTATACTGGCTGGCCCGAATGGCCAGAGCTTCCTCGAGAGACCCCAGGGGGTCGTCGAACAGCTCCTGCCTACGAAGGTGTGGGATTATATCAGCACAGACAGATGCTGGATCCGTAATCATGCGCTCCCCGAAGTTCGTGACGGGCGCTTCAGAACTCAGATAGTAGAACGACTTTTCTTCACCATTGACCACCACCACAACTTCAAATCCCATAGCCAATAGAAGGATCATCATGTTGCGATGACTATCAGTGGTAACGGAGGCTGGGACAAACCACGTGGAGTTCTCGGGTATCTCAATTTCAGAGAGGACCTTGTAAGCATACGACATGCAAAGGTCCTGCCCACCACCCTTCATGGCCTTCAGGTTTTCCTCGGACGAGTCGAAGGCTATGTGGTGGTAGGTGTGACTGTCAAATCCACGGAAGATGGGCCGAGGTGGCTTGACGGGGAGGAGATTCAATTCATCCACCCTCAACTTATTGAACACCTCCTGAAGACCAGTCCCGGTCATACCCACAATCTTGTCGACATGGGGTGAAGTGTCGAGTGCGGGTATGAGGTCCTTGAACATCCCGATGTTCTTATCCACCTCATCAATCCATATCTGAATTCCTTCAAAACCGCGCTTCTGAGACCACACCCTGACATGAGTGAGGAAATCCCTGGGATCGACCTCCTTGGTGCGTGTGGAGTTAGTCAGGACCACCAGAGTGTCCCGGTGAGACTCGGAGTAGTCCAAGATCTGACTCACCTCGAGGTAGTTGGAGACCCCGCGGTTATCCCAGTCATACGAGTTGCGATCACCCGTGTAGTTGCTGTTGAGCTGGATGGGCTTGGCGCGGTCCTTGAATTCCTCGGTGTAGCGGCTGCTCAACTGACTTGACTGGAGTATGAAGTTGTCGGTGAACAGGACGTAGAAGAGGCGACGGTTGGTGTTGAAGTCTTTGCGGAGGGACTTAAACTGCTCCCATGTCTTACCGGACTGGCAGTCCTTGTAGACAAGAGAGAACTTGGTGAGAGAAGACATTGGATAGGATGAGTGCTGGTTATATACCCTTAGCCAGTGGGATGCTTGGGATCCGCCAGACATTTTTTGTGAGGGGTTCAGGTTTTAAAAAACGCGCGGCGCCCTAACGCCCCAGAAGGGTGAACCCCCACCACCCACGGCGAACATCATCTTCGATCTCTGCCACCACAGCATCCTTGCGGATGCCCTCCTCTGTCTCCTGGAGGACCTTGTCAGCCAGGGCATCGAACTTCTCCTGGAGGCTCATCAGGGCAACCCCACCGTGGAAGGGTTCGGTGAAACGCTTGCGCTTCGCGGGTGCCCGGGGTGTCTCCTGAGCCGCCTCCACGTCGTACTGGGGAGACTTGGGGACCTCCTCGGGCTTGGATCCCGTGAAGGTCTGGAGGAAGGTCGAGAGTGCCATGCCGTTGTTGACGCAGAAGTCAAACTCTGACTGGTTGGTCTTGCCCTTGGCGAGGGCACCGTAGCGCTTGTGGGAGGGCTGGATGGGAGCCATGAGTAGGATAAGTGCTTCACACTTGGACTGGTTGCTGGTTATATACCCTTAGCACCCCATATACTTGGGACACCTCGGACATTTTTTCTTAGGGGACTATAGATGGACGTCAAGAAACACACAAATCATATGTATATTCTGAAAGATTGGATTCGGAATAAGAACACTAACAGTAACAAGTCCCCCCTGTTCACCCCGGAACAATTCTACGACAACCCAGGTGATTATAAACTAGTTCTTCATTTCATGATGATGATTGATTCTGCTCACGATCTACTGGATCGTAGGTACGACATACACGACGACTTGCTATTCGAAGAAAAGGATTTTAAGATAGGGTGGTCTAAAGTCTTCGGAACTTTAAGATTAGACCTCAAATTTCTCAAAACCATATACGCTCTCATGTGGCTGTATGGTTATGACCCAGCGGACCCCGCAAAGAGTGGTGAGATGGTGAAAGTCATAGAGAAGTACGGACTGATACAGGATGCCCAAGGGCAGGCGAAGAGTGCGGCACCCCCTGCGACAACTATAGAAGGGGCGCGTCTGAGGATGATGGGGCATATAAATGACACCTTTCTCACACCTAAGCAAGTCAAGGGGAACAACGTCAAAAGTATAGCCAGGGAGAGGGGTGGGTACGCCGTAAGAATGATGGGGCGCGCAGAACTGCAACAATTCTTATTAGCCCGGATATTTGCGGTCGACGCTGGATTTTCATCAGTTACCCACCACCTACTGGGAATGACGCTGGCTAGCGGTTCCAAGAATGCGGGGAAGTCATTCTTGACGTCGGCTGTAACTAAGCAGAGAGAGGTGGGGTGGTCTCAACTTACAAACTCAGCCAGCACCACAGAAAACGTAATTCCAATCCCACCTCAATCGGTCAATAATAAGGGGGAGGTCACGGTTCCAACCGTTGTCCTCCCGTATTTGAACTACGTGGGAAAGGGTCCGATCAAGATGACACCCATTAGCCAGTCGATGCAATTTCGCAAGATTACAAAGTATGTCGAGAGTGGAGTAGCAAGCAGAACAAAATTCGAAGTGAGTAAGTCTGGCTCATTCATATTGTACAGGACGAGTGAATTAGACCTGTACGTCACCACGAGCGCGACATCCAATAATGGGAAACCCAAGATTGAGAATTCCGAAGGTTTCGTTCAAATGAATGATCCGAATAACAGAAATGGCGTTAGGCGCATCTACGTCATGGATACGGGAACCAAATTCAAGGGTCCATCCATGGATACCCTGATGCAGATCGCCGTGCATGATAGTGTCAAGAATAACAACCCTATCCGCCCAGGGATCATAGCTGCATGCCTGGACATAAAGAGGGATGGTGACATGGGTCAGATGGAGGCGAACGTCATTCAAAATGCCGAGCAGATGAAAAAAAATGGGCGCCCCGTATTCCTATTGACTGGAGACATCATGGCAATGATTCTAGGAGTGATGAAGGGTGCTTCGACCGTCTTGGTCATGTCGGAAGGTACGTACTTTATGTACTGCCCGTTAGCCGTGGAGTACAAAACGCATTACGTGACATACAGGAAGATGGTTGACCAGTCCAAAGAGTTGTTAAAGTACTACCTCTGTCAGAGTAATGTGGTACCTGTGCGAGACTTTATCAGTGGTGTTTTAGATAACGTGGGGGAAGACAGACGCAAGAGTTCCATATATTCGGCATCAAGGTTCATCAACAAGTTGAACAACGTCGGACCATTCCTCGTGAGTAGTAGTCAAAATCTTTCGACCAAATGGAAGACGCTCAACGCCACAAATGAGGTCACAGCATTCAAGAAGTATTTCAAATATGCTTTGGAGATGCCAACAAGTGCGTTGTACACTGCGGCTATAGAACTATTGTCTGGTGGAAAGAATAGTATATGTACGGGGTACACACGCCCCAACAAAACGACACCCAAACCCAATCTAGTGAAAAACAACACGATCCCCGAAGCACTCGCAGTTACAAGAAACAACGCGAAAAAGATAAAACAAAACAACAATATCGTGGGAGTGAAAACTCGCGCCCAGACGGCACGGAACAATCAGATGGCAAAGAACGCCAAGGCGGCACAGAATGCGTTTGTGGGAGTGAGAACCCGCGCCAAAGCGGCACGGAACGCCAAAGCGGTCCAGAACGCCAAGGTGGGAGTGAAGAGACAGCGTTCGAATCCGAATTCGGCGGGTCCTATGGATACTAGCTAACTCTTAGCACGAGTCAGCGACTCCACGTGAGCCTTCAGACCCTCGGGGACCTCTGTGGGAATCAGACGGTTGCACAACTCTGGGTGGGTCACGGGGCACCCCGTGGCTGCGGGGAGGGCCCACCCCTTCTCCACCAGCCACAACACATCAAACAGACGGACAAGATCCTGTTGTGTCTTTCCCCACTCAACAAGATCCAGTTGTGAAACCGAAGGTTTCAATTCCGGCTCCGGCTCCTGCGGTGCAACTAGTGACTGCTCTACCATCTCCTTGTAGGTCTTGGCGACCACCCCCACCTTGGCGAGGGCGTCCAGTTCCAGGGGGGTCATGGACCACAGGGTTTTCTCCATACCCGCCTTCTTCACGAGGGTCATGTGGGACTTGAAGGTGGCATCGGTGCGACCTTTGGACTTGAGGAACTCTCTGTATAGCTGATCCATTGTTATTACACATCTATGGCTACAAAACTCTAAGGCTAAATCTCACGGACGATTATATTAGTCGCAGCACCATTAGTAAATCCATATAGGATCTGTCCTACATACCCATCTTCACACTCCACGAAGTCGCCAAACATGTTATATCTGCTCACTGGGTCATAAGCCATACGAAACTTCTGAAGTTCTTTTGCCTTCGGCTTTGCCTTTGCCTTCGGCTTTGGCTTTGGCATCTCTTTACCGCTTGAAATCTTGAGGAAGGCAGTTTTCATAGTGCTTTCTGCACCCTCAAAATATTCAGTCCCAGCAATCAACTTATATTTTTCAGTGAAAAAGTCTTTCAAGTTCTGTTCAACCAGACGAGGGTTATCCACCTCCAAGACGCATAATGTCTTTGTACCCTTCTTGAAACCTTTGGTAATTCTGGATAGATCGTCTTTCTCTGACATCCCGACCTTGTATCTCTTGGTTCCGACAAGTTCAGCAGGCTGAATCAGATATACGACACCCATTGCTCTGCTTATATACCCTAAGCACTCCAGATACTTGGGAACACACGGACATTTTTTGTCCGCCCACGGTGTTTTAAAAAAGGAGATCAGGGGTTGAAATCGCACAGGCTGAGTTCGTTCCCCTCGAATGTGATTTCTTCCCACTGACTGTCGTAGTCCTCGATCTCCTCCAGAGTGATGGTGCCGTTCATGAGCATCTCGTACTCCCGAGCGTTCAAGTCAAGTTTGTAGACATCTCGATCCTCAGTCCAGTACTCCTGGTCGGGTCCGCCGTACACCTCCGCAACTACCGAGCGGAGGGCAGTGGAATAGTAGAATGTGTAGTCTGTGCCCCACCCCCCAGTCGCAAGGCAGTAGATGGTGCCCATTGTGTTTACCCACAGCACCCCGAATACTTGGGATGACACAGACACTTTTTGTCTGCCCACGGGGTTTTAAAAAACGGGATCAACAGGCTGACTCTATGCGGCTGTCGACCCATTCGAGCCAGGGGATGTCACCCTCTGGGTCGTACCCCTCATCGTCGTTATTCACCGACAGTCCCAGAACCTTCCCGTCACTCCAGAATCCGAAGATGCCACGACCCTCATCCGCCCACCTGAAGTCCACGGTGCTCACTGTGTTCAGCGCGTGGATGAGGTCAAAGGGGAAGTCGTCGTCCGATACGAACTCCAGTCGCACCCGGGTCTCGGTGTCGCTGTAGGGTGCTACATCGATTTGGAGGTTGTCAACTGGAGCCCACCGGTTGCGGTTGAAGTCCTGGATCAGATTGGAGGCATCGGTGTGGGTCACGAAGATGGATCCATAGTAGAACATCTCTTTTTTACCCACAGCACTCCGAATACCTAGGGTGCCACAGACACTTTTTGTGGACACGCGGGGTTTTAAAAACGGGTGAGATCACCACTCCATTGGTTGGGTCTCGGGGTACGCCACCCACTGCATGAACCCGAGGAACTGATCACGCTCCTCCTGGTCATTAAACTCCATCATATTCATCATCTCAACCTGTTCAAAATCACCGAGGAGGTTGCGGATGATGGTGCGGGGGCTCGCTGGGGGTTCCCGCCACTGCTTGGGGAGGACATCTGCACGGCACATGGGGCAGGTGCTGTTGTGGCGTCCCCATTGGATGCAGCAGCTGCCACATACCTTGTGTCCACACTTGAGGGTCGTTATCTTATGAGACTTGCCTGGGAAGGTCTCATAACATACGGGGCACTCAACGTCTGGCTTTGGGAGGTGAACTCCGCACATCTCCTGCCCTGGGCGGGACTTGTATCGGCACTGGCATCCCTTCTTGGTTATGGCGGTGCACTGCATGGTTGGTCGCTTTATACCCTTAGCACCTCAAACACTTGGGTCGCCTCAGACACTTTTATATCACGCAGCTGCCTGAAAAAGGTCAGCCACCAGGGTTATGAAGCGCACCTCTAGCTCCTGTTCCCTGGTAAGGCTGACCTGTGGGGGGCAACAATCATTCCATATAAACTCTGGATCTATCACGGGGGTTCTACACGTTGGGCATGTTGGAGAGGTCTGGAACCACTTCTCACGGCATGTGTCGCACAACTTGTGACCACACCGTAGAACATCCATTTCCTGCTTTTCATAGCAAACAGGACACTCTTCCATTACCTACAATACGTCATTCGTCTTTAATCTGAGGGAACATCTTCCTCACCCATGCCGTTATTCGCGCTTGAAGATCCGGTGGCATCCAGGTTCACGATCTTCGCCTCTGGGCGGTTATCATATCTGCAACTCATCCTACCGAGTTCAAATTCACCGTCGCCTCTTAAACCATAACCGAAACACATGCCCCCGATATCCTCAATGATATCCCCGTTCATATTGACATCATGACTGAACGTTCTACTATCGAGGCACGGGTGACGTTCGAGGTTGAATGATTTGGTGTTGAGTTCTGATGTCGTTTTAATTTTATTGTTCTTGTCAACAGATTTTTGGAACGGGAAGCACACACCACCCTCATCCTCATCCTCATCCTCATTTCGGACAAGCCTGTTACTTAAGACACCGACACGCGTTGCCTCTTCTTCGTTGCTGACCAATTCGACTTTATCACGATGACTGAACTTGACAAACTCCCCGCTATTCAACTTGATGATACCCGAATTTCCTTCGAAAGATGCACCCTTGAAGGATGATATTTCATCCTGCATATCATCATTTTCCATCATCTTTTCAATCTTGCGAGCATCATGGTCTCGCAGAGCTCTCTCCACGTCAGATGTGCCGGATTTTTTCTTATACACCTTGCCATTGATTATCGCAAGAAACGTCATTGAATGATTCACGTTCTCATCCGGGTCCGGACCTGGTTTCCGACCGGTATAACTCGTGTGCTTATTGATTAGAACACTAATGTCCCCGCCCGTTCCCATGATTTCCTCAGCTTTTTCTAATGCCCTTGCCGCATTATCTTTTTGTTTTTGTGTAGCCTTCTTATTCCATTCGTCAAAGGTAATGGACTGTTCTGCCTCTGTCGGAAGTTCACTTTCTAGCCAAAAATTAACAGTCGTACTGCTTAGATTTCCTGCACCAACATCGTCTGAGTCAAGCATCATATAGAAGAGGAACACAACTACGAACACAATCGCAGTCACGATGAACCACGGACTTTCGTAAAATTTTTTTTTATTAATAGCGTCAGGGGGGCGAACAGCTGATTTTGAATTCATCATATATAATTACTCTACATATATTTTACGAGTGTCTGGCAGCAGGCAGTTTCCGTTGATGAGACAAGCGGTGCACGGCTCCGAACCCTCCTCACCGAGGCGGTGGTTGTGGATGGGCTCGATACGCTTCGGCTTCTTGGGAGCCTTGCGTTTTTTATGGGGTCCAGGGACGAAGTCCTGATACTTGGCGACAACCTCGTCAAACGGGAGGTTGTAGTCAGAGCATAGTTTAGTCAGGATACCGAGGTTGATGGTAGTGATCTCACGTCCGAAGATGGTGTCCATGGTGCGTTTGTATATACCCTTAGCGACCCAAAGCCTTAACTACCCTGAGACATTTTTTTTGTAGGCTCGGGATTTTTAAAAATTGTCGTCCGGACGTGTCGAGCGCTATAGACATGCCCCTTGTCCCTCTTCTTCAGAACCGCCTCACGCTTCTTGCGGGGCTGCGGGGGGTCCATCGCCTTTTGTATATATGAGAGTTAATTCTTAAGTATGAGGTTGTCAACTGCAGTATTGAAGCGAGACCTCTCCTCTGCGCGTCCGCACATGCGCCACCCATAGAACGAGTATTCCTTGGAAACCTCACACGCCAGAATGGCTTGTTCCTCTAGGATATTCATGGAGAGTGCGATACGCTGACGGGGCTGGACCCCCTGGATGAGCACGGAGACGCGCTCCTCGAGGGAGGGTTGGGGCTGATCGGAGTAGTAATCGTTCATCTTTTTACAAGTATGTCTACAAAACCTTAAGCACAGGGGGCGTGTATCCCCTGGGCGAACAGGAGTGCTGTTATGCCCCCTACTATGACAAGGGTCGCCACCCACCCCACGCAGGTCTTGAGGAGGATGTTCCAGTCCAGACCCTTGCTACCCTCCATGAGAGCCACAGCTGTGGTTGCCCCCACCTGGCAGTGGGTGGTGGAGAGAGGCCACCCGTAGCGAGACCCCGTTATGACCACTATGGCTGACCCCAGCTCTATGCATATCCCACGGCTCGGGGTGATCTTGGCAATCTTGGTCCCTATGGTGTGGATGATGTTGTACCCGTATATGGCGAGACCAGCGACGATCCCGACCCCGCCGATTGCGAGAATCCAGTAGGCGTCATCACCCAGGTCAACGGACTTGCTGACCCCCTTCTCCCTCCAGGTCATGTAGATGGCTGCGAAGGGTCCTATGGCGTTCGCCACGTCATTGGCTCCGTGGGCAAAGGAGTCGCACATGGAGGTGAAGATCTGCAGGAACTTGAGTCCCTCCTCTGACTTCTGGGGAAAGTCCTCTGAATCTGGGTGGTACTTGTGGGCAACCTCGGACAAGTCGTCACGCCCCTCAATCCTCTGGCGAAGCCACCGGGTGGCGGGGAGCGTCAGGATGCTCGCAGCACCACCCACCCCAAAGGATATGGCAACCACCTCCCCGACGCTCAGGGAGTCTATATCGTCAGATGCGTTCTTGGCACCCTTCCACATTATGAAGAAGGTGTTGATGGTGATGGTGGCACCCACCAGAAACGGGTAGAGCCTCCACATGTTTCGGAAGGACTCCTGGGTGCGGAGGACCGCCCTGACCACCCAGAACAGGAGGGAGGCGCAGAAGCCCGAGAGCACAGGTGAGAGCAGCCAGGATATTACGATTGCCGTGACACCCTTTCGATAGGGAAACTCATCGGTCGGCTCGTCCCAGGTGACGCACCCGGAACCACCTGCCACCAGAGCCATCCCGATCATCCCACCTATGGTGCTGTGGGTGGTGCTTACGGGGAGTGAGAGGCGGGATGCGGTCAGGAGCCATATCCCAACGGCTGCGAGGACGCACATGCACCCGTACATCAGGAGTTCCGGCTGCTCCTCGAAGCACTCGTGGTCCGCTATGCCCTTGCGGATGGTCTTGGTGACGTGGCTTCCCATGAGGATGGCTCCCGAGAATTCAAAGACTGCGGCGCTTGCTACAGCCATTCGGAAGGTCATGGCTCCGCTGCCGATCGCAGTGGCGTAGGCGTTGGCGACATCGTTTGCACCTATGCCGAATGCTGCGAAGAATGCAAAGACTCCCCCAACCCCCAGGGTCCATAGGTAGTTGTCAAGGTCGTAAGACATCCGACCTTTACAATATAATGTCGGTACTTTTTAATGAAGTTTCATAAGTGGCAGGTGTTGGTGGCAATGTTGGTGGCTCTGGTGATAATCAAGAAGGTGGTATTCTCCTGTATCAAGTACAACAACTACAAGGTGTGGAAAGGTGTGTTCACCCCTCGCGAGATTGAGGCGATCAGGGCAAACTACGACAAGGACCCCCGGGGACTTGACGCACTCCTGAAGCAGCGTCTGGCTCACCTGACCCAGACGGATTTCCTGCATGTGGGGAGCGCTCGGGTCAGCGACAACAGCAACAAGGATGGTCAATCCTATCACAGGGATTCGAAGCCCATAATGAGTTCCCACGGGTTGGCGCTGGACTACACGGTCATCTTCTACTTTGATCCCGCGGTGACCCACATGGGTGGAGATCGGGTGGAGTTCCAACCCGGCGACGTGATAATGTTCCCATCGGTGAACCTGCACAGGGCGGGGACATCAGCGTTCACAAGCAGAAGCATCGGAGGGTGGTCCAATTCTTCGAGGTTCACCTGAGCCCCGAGGAGAGCAAGAAGTACTACGAGCAGACGACGCACTGCGAAAATTACCCAGCGGCGCACGACTTTCTTAAAGACTGGGTGTATCCGTGGCTGGACGCAAGGGCGCTGGTGGAGGCGTTGAACGTTTCGTGGGTCCAGGGGTGGGATTGCAACAAGACGGGGAAGCGGGCGGTCAGGTATCACACAAAGTCTAAGATTGCTTACACGATTGGGGAGACGAGCTACTACACTGATTTCTAGGCTGCCATGGCGCTATGGAGGGTCTTGCAGAACTCAACGAGATTGATGTTGATATCGTTCCACATATCCCGATCCCTCTTCATGAAGTCAGACTGTTGCTGATCGTTGAACTGCTGAAGGAGGCGGGTCTCCTCGATCCCGAGCATATGCATGTAAGTCTGGCACTGGATGACCTCATACTTGGGCGGGGACTTGAAGAGGCACTTGGTGCGATTCTTGATTTCCACCATCCTATAGGATCCGTCGGGGAGCACCTCGTAGCGGTCGATCCTACCGACCACCACATACTTGGTGCCTGCCACCTCGCATATGGTCTCCTTGTAGAACTTCTCGTCCTCATAGAGGGTGCTGGAGTCCTGCTGAGCGGTGTCGACCTCTTTGCGGGTCCCACGGGTGGTATAGACCTTGTGGCGGACGTGATTCATAACCATCGCCTTCTGGGCACGGGTCAGGACACGATCCGCCTCCAAACTCTCCCGAGCCCTCTCGCAGAGGACAGCCACATCCTCCGATGTCTCAGGCTTCTCCCACCCCACCTGGGCCACCACGGCTTCCGCCACCTGGCTAAGCCCGATGGCTTCCAGCTCTGACTGTTCCTTGGTCTTGCCAGTGAAGGTGTCAGGGCTATACTTGTTCCACAGCTCCTCGAGGTATTCCACCCGCTTCTGATAGGGGTGTTTCCCGATCGCCGCAGCCACCTTACTGGCTGAGATGACCACATACTTGGTGGGGATTGGGTCATACTTACGAGGGTCCTTCAAGAGGAGGGGGAAGATGCGAGCGCACCCACGGCAGTCCTCAAGAGCATCGTGCGCCCCCTCGAGGGGTTTGCCCAAGAGGCGCTGGTGGAGTTCTCCCAGTTTGCAGGAGACTGTGCCCATATAGATGTTCCGAGCCAACTTGAGAGTGCAGATCTGGTCCATCTCATCGAGGAAGGCGGGGTCCATCTGATAGCGGACGCACTCGGCACGCATCATATTGATGTCGAAGTCCAAGTTGTGCCCCATGATGCGGGCGGCTCCGATGGACTTCATGTAGTCATAGATCTCTTGGAAGGCGATGCCCTGGGTATCCAGATGTTCCTGGGTGATGCCGTGGACGCGCGTGGCTCCCATGTGGTGCCCCTCACCGTGCTTGAGGAGTTTGTAGTAGTACCCAGTCTCCTGATGGTTGTCGTCATACTGGACTATGGCGACAGAGAGCATCCGGCACTCGTCAAAGTTGGCGATGTTCTTGGGGGTCACCCGAGCATAGGACTTGGGAAGACCGGAGGTTTCAGTGTCGAAAACGAAGTAAGTCATTTTGGCTGATAGCAGGTTGTGATTGTATATACCCTTACCTCTCTATATACTTGGGTGTCTCGGGACATTTATTGTATACCTAAGCGGCATAAACAACTCCCGCCATCCCGTTCTGGATCTTGAGGAGATTGTAGTTGACGGCGTAGATGTTTTCCGTCAGGTTGTCAGTCTCCGACTGGATCAGGAACTTATCGAGGCGGGAGAAGTTGAGGGTGCCAGTTGGCTGCGTCTGGCAGGTGTCGAGGCAGAAGGGCTTGATAAAGACGTTGCTGGCGCTGCTGGTCACGCTGTTGCCGGTGTGGTAGTAGCAGGAGACGCTGGTGTAGTGCGGGCTGGGGTGCATGTATGGTCCGATGTCCCTGCCATTGATCTGGAACTTGATGCGATTCGTCTCGGAGACGAGTGCGTTGGTGGTGGTGTTGCTGCTGGCGATGTACTTGACGGGGTGGTTGAAGACGAGTTCCTGAATCTTGTTGTGGGTGGGGATGGCTGTCTGTACCTGTGTGATCAGGTGGTTAGGGGAACCCTGCTGGAACCTCTGGCGCTCTAGCTGATCCAGGTGGTAGTAGTGTCCGTGGAGCATCCACTTCCGGTTGCTGTTGGTGGCGCTGGGGCCCCAATGAACCTTGAGGCGCACGTCGTGGTATTGCAGGAGCATTAGAGGTAGGGCTGTCCCCGAGTCTCTACAAAACCAGAACTTCAATGGATATATGTAGACTGGTTGCGCTGCGTTGAGACCGATGAAGGACTTGGACATCGTGTTCGACTCGGTGGCACCTGCGATGTTAAAGGTGAAGGTGGCATCCTGAACGTCCACAACGGTGTCGCCAATCATCAGCTCCACCTTCTGAACCAGGGAGCTGTAATCCTCCTTGAGACTCGTGGAACCATCGTGAACCGTCAGGAATAGGTAATCCACGAGATCCCCCTCACGTGTAAGGGTGATGATACTGGTTGAGTTATTCTGGGGTGCGGGGTGGATCAGTTGGGAGTATACATTCTGCGAGAAGTTCGTGTGGCGGTGGAACATAGAGGTCCACCAGGTGACCTGTGGGTTTTGTGTGAGGGACACATCTTGAATTCCCCTCGTGGCAAGCAAGATCGAGCCTGCAGACATTCTGGTATTAACATAGGTTGTGAAATTAATTAGCCCAAGTAACCTCGGTTACCTCATGAGGTGGTGGTGATCCAGGAAAACCCGAAGTACATCGTGAGGTATCGACTGGCAGAGAGCCACCATTTCCCGCGACTTGGGGCGGCATTGGTGACAGATATACCTGCCAGATGGCTGGAAGCGGGACATGAAATGATCACCGTCATACCATGTGGTATCTTTGCATTGGACACAACGAACGGCGTCGTTGACATTCCACCCAGGTTTCCACCCAGGGACGCTACGAGTGCGCCAGTTGCTCATCAGGTTTTCGAGGTTGGAAGAGTACTTCATCGTTATATAACATTAGCACTTGAAATACTTGGGGTTGTCAATACACTTTTTATCACCTCGGTGAATTTTAAAAAACACGCGCACACACTCACTCACTCCTCATCATCTTCATCCACCACATCTGCGTCGTCATCATCTGGCTTGATGGGCTTGACGGCTTTGATCTTGAATATCTGAGTCAGGGTGCGAGGCTTGGACACAGTCTCTTTCTTCTTGATATGGGGTCCCATTACAAGGTCGAACCACGCATCCACCTCTGGCTGTCGCTCCATACGCTCCTCGTGCTTCTTGAGCATCTTGAGGAGATACGACTGGGGGTATCCCGCAGCCTTGTGTGCGTTCAAACGGACATCGATGGGCGGGGTGATACCCTTGCTGTAATATTCCGTCTGGAGCATCTGGATGGACGGGTGGTTGTAATTGTCCTTGGTGGGCTGCCATTTAGGCGCAGAGTGGACGACGGGTGGGACGTTTATCATCCCAAGTGCGTTTTTCTCCATCATCTGCTTCGCAACCTCATCACAGTGTATACGTTTGTAATCACTTTCATATACATCGAGGTGGATATGGGATGGGTATGTGTTTCGGAAGGGCGTGACTTCGGGAGTTATATGACGGCGATTGAGGATGTCTTGAACCCTAGAGACTGTTCCAGTCTCGATGGGCATCTGTGGGCGGGGGAACACCCGCTTGGAGGCGGCGAGGCGGAGACGACCTGGCTCATTAGCCGCAGTCCACGGTCCACCGATGTTCTCGAAATCCTTGACGAATGCCATGACTGTTGCTGTTGCTGTTGCTGGTCGGTTATACCCTTAGCACTTGGGATACCTAAGCACTCTCGGACATTATTTTCGTTTGGAAGCGCCGAGCCATATCCTCGATTTTGCGGGCGGCCTCACCGTTTGCGATGGGTCCCCACCTCCCGTGGATACTGACATACCCTTTCCCCTCCCCTCCGTGATAGAATACATAGTCGAGGTTCAGAGAGGCGGTTATTCGCTTGAGGCGGATGCCCTCCTTGCCGACAAACTTCCACATGACTTCCTCAGGGATGTCACAGGTGTTCGCCTGCGTATAGTGCCTGTTGATCGGAGGCTCGTATGATGGCATCCTGAATGCTGTTTTGATATATGTGGGCGCACAACTTTAAATTCGTGAGCCCATATGTACCCAGAGAAGCATACAACATGGACTGGTCAAACTCCAATAATCTCGAGGATGCCGAGAGTGTGGTGGAGACTCACGTCATGACGCTCGAGAAATTCCTCCTGCACGACTTACCCAAGTGTCACTTCAATCGAACGGCATATTGGTTGGAAACCCCAAAGGGTGTTCCAGATAGCAGCGGTTCCGAGCCTAACAAGAAGGAATTTATAGAATTCTTACTTCGCGTGGGAAGTTCAACAAATTCCTTCTTGGTGAACGAGAAGCCCAAAGAGCCTAATAGACTACACGTAGCAGATGGAAACAACAGGCTGCAGGCTATAAAAAAGTTCATGCGGATGCCAGTCACTATGTTCGAAGATTTAGTGGACTCTGTCCTCTACAATGGAATCTCTGAACGCAGGGACTTGAAGCTCGTAGATTCAGACGCATTCAAAAGTTGGCTACGCGCGCGAACACTCGAACAGGTCTATGACCTCTCGACTGACGATTTCAGAAATTCCAATACGGGGTTTGAGAATCCCGATATCATCCAAGAAGTAAGGGAAAGGTTGATGTCCAATCTTGTTGATTTCAAAAAATGCTTCAAGGTGAAAGGCAAGACTCCGTTCTTCAATATCGACGTGATTATTGGTAAGTGCAGGAACTTTGATGACGAGAAGATGGCTTCAATGTTCATACAGACAAACAGGAAGGCGAGGGCTATGACACCGCGTCAGATGTACAGGGCCTCTTGGTAACTGCGGTGATTAGTGACGAGAAACTTGATGAGAGTGAGATGTCCATCATGTGGAAACACTGCAAGGATGCGTCCAAGAGACACTTTGATGAAACTGACGGGGGGGGGAGGAGTTGACGTGCGAGTTTCTTGCGGAGGGTGGTAAGTACACTGGGTTTCACCTATTGGACGGACTGAACTATCTCCTCACCGACACCAAGAATGGATTTAAATACACCGCGAACTTGATCGGCAGAGAGAATTACTCGGCTGAGAAGTGTTCCGACACCCTGGCTGTGATCCTGTGGAAACTGGTATTCGAAATCGACAGCAATAGAGACAGACCGTTCCAAGAGTCTTTCAGTCACAAAAACTGCATCCAGTTTTTGAAGTACGTCGATACCTTCAAGACACTTGTCGAGGCTGCATATGTGAAGTTTTGGGGAGGCTTACCGCGCGGCAAGGCAAAACCTAGTCAGGTGAACTTGGCATATGTAAGCATCAAGTACCTATTCATGTGGGTTGTGAATAAGCTCAAGAAGAAGGTGCAACCCTCAGATTGCCACTTCAACCGACTGTTCCTCATTTTCACAATGTATGGGAACACGGTATACAGGGACGAGTTTGATAGGCGTATTGTTCTCACGGGTGGGGGAGGTCCTATATTGCACAGCATCCAAGAAATGTTGAAAAAACCTGATACCATCTTTGAACTTGCAGATCAAGATCATAGGTCGTTGTTGGATGATAGCGTCCTTCTAGAACTTGTAAAAAACAAGTTATCCCTGTGGACAAGCAAGGGCAATGGTCCCATCTACTTTTCCATGGCTTTCTGTGCGTTCGGGGAGAAGTACATAACCAATACCCAACACAAGGTGAGGTATGACAGAGAACATATAGTTCCGAAATCAACTATCTGCGAATCTACAGAAACCAGCAAATTGCTAGATGGCTTGGGTAACATAGTGCCAATCCCCCCCCCGAAGCAAATCGGAGCAGGGGTGACAGGGTAATCGAAGTCTATCACAGAGGTAAGTATGCAAACAATCCAAGTATTTCTGCAACCGTGGGGGGCGGGTTCCTCCCTGTGTCGGATGTTTACGAGTCATTCGTGCCTACTGATAGTGCTATAGGAGGGAAGCCCAGGCTGACTGACGTTGAAAAGTTCAAGTCATTCACGGAGGCTAATGTACTAAGGTATGCAGAATGTATTTGTGAGAGGCTAAAGGTATGAGCCCATATGTACCCAGAGAAGCAGATGCCCTTCTTCATCGAGGGAAACATCGGCGTCGGTAAGAGCACCATCATCCGCCTTCTCGATGAATGCGGGATCAAGACCATGCAGGAGCCAGTGGAGTCGTGGACGTCGTGCAGGAACACCGATGGTAAAAACGTCCTCGAGAACTTCTACGAGGACCCGCAGCGATGGGCCTACACCTTCCAGTCCATTGCTTTTCGCAGTAGGGTGCGGGGTCTCGACAGCCTCGCTCCTGACTCGGTCGCCGAGCGTTCCATCCTCACAGATCGCCGGGTCTTCGCAGAAGTTGCGCGAACATCTGGAAACATTACAAACGTGGAATGGGACGATTACACAGACTGGTTTGACTGGGTTATTTCAAAGACAGACCAGTCATCTCAGGGTTTCGTGTATCTTCGTGCTGACCCTGATGTGTGCCATCAGCGAATTCAGGGGCGGGCTCGTGCGGGAGAGGGTGGCATCTCCATCGAGTATCTCCAGCAGTTGCACGAACGACATGATGATTGGCTACTTAATGAGAGCAACGTCTTGGTGCTCGATATGAACCGTCAGAAGCCCGAGGATGTCATTCAGCCCCTCTTGTCATTCTTGCGCTCTTGAAGCAACAGGTGGAGTATGTAAGTGTCCAAGCAGACGGTGGCTCCCGCAGTCAGCATGCCTAATTTGAGATTCTTGGTGTAGTCATATACCAGCCATATAAGTGAGGTTATCAGTCCCATGAGCGTCGATGTGAGATTGTAGCTTTCCACGTTCCTCGTCCTATTTACATTCCTCGCAACCGTCGCAATTCTTATTAACCCTATCAGAGTTGCGACGAATGCGAGACGTTCGATCGTTAAGGTTGTCGCCATATAGTATTACAATATAATAAGTGATGACCGAATCGCTTTACACTGATCAAGTGTTGACGGGACTCAAGATACTTGGCATGATAAGGGAGGGTCAGAAGGTCTGTATACGCAACGGTCTGATCAACATCGAAGGTCAAAGTCAGGGGGTGTGGGCTGCATTAAGTCGGTGGATTCACGGGGATAATCGAACCATCACAATGTCGTATATCCGCAACATCGTCCACAACGCCCTGGAAATTCGCAGGACCCACCCGCACTTATGGAAGGATGTGGACGAGGGGTTGTCGCATGCATTGAACGGGATCACCGCACTCGAGGTGACATACACGGAGGATGCGGGGGTTGTGGCGGCTCTGGAGGTCTTGAAGGAGAAGATAAACGGTTCACTTTCCGACGGTAAGTAGATGTTTCGTCTCCATTATTATCTACATACATAATATACATGGCAGCACCCGCTGAGCCCACGCAAGTGAATGTCGAGATCGCACCGTCCTACATTCCCATGAACCTCGAAAAATACAAGGGAAAGATTAACATAAAGAAGATCGAGGAGCAGGTGGAGGACATCAGGGATATGTTTTCCGTCAAGAAGTTGGGACCCGAAAACATTAGTCAGATCATCATTGAGGTGGTGAAGATGGTCACCCCTCTGACGAAGCTGAAGAAGGAGCAGAAGGCATCCCTTGCCATTCAGGTGGCTAACAAGTTGATCGAGGATATCATTCCAGGGAAGGACGCCCCCATGGAGGCCATCCTCAAGGCTATGGTTCCCGATCTCATCGAGCGGTTGATCATGGTTGACTGGAACAAGCTGGCGAAGAAAATGTGTCCCTGTATGAGCGCCTAAAGATTTGGGTTGATATACATGTAGAATGCCAACTCTTGAGGAACTTGCAAAGAATGGTGTAATTTACAACGCCCAAAATCCTGCCACTTTTGTGCGTCGCCCAGAATGTCACAAATGTGCCAAGGTTAATCAACCAGGCTGCACAATCTGTGCAAATTGTGGACATCCTCTCAGCCCCCCGCCTTCTTCAAACCCAGCATAGACGCCAGATTATTCCGATCTCTCTGCAACGGCTTTTCCCTCCGGAGTCTCAGCGGCTGGTTATTCACCATCACGCTATTGATCTCCCACATCTTTCCGTTTGTCGTATTGACGTTCTGGGACGCTTGTATGGGCATCACCTGCACAGTGTCATTCTGCTTGCTTTCAGTCCGTATGTTTTGGTTGACTGGACCCATATCCGTCGTGTTGTGCTTCCTGAACTCGTCAATGTCCATGGGACCCCCGAACATTTTGAGTTGGGAGAAGTGAACCGATGGTTTGCACGATATCATTCCCCTGCCATACATCCTTCTGCGAAGAAGCATTATATTACCGTTTATGACACCCCGCTGATGCTCAGACGATTTCTCGGCTACATGAGCCTTCATGCACTCCCACGAACAGAAGGTCCCCTTGAGCACGAACGAATCCGTTCGCTTATTGTGGGACACTGGCATTTTAAGAATATCTCGATGTGGTTGGTGGCAACACCACCAACAAGCACTCATCCTTTAAGATAAAGATGTCCACCTCTTTATCTTTAAGAAATGTCTATTCTAAGCATAGATGTCGGCACTACTAACTTGGCGATGTGTCTTTACAATCCTGAAAATCAGGAGATCCTGGAATGGGATGTGGACGGGATTCCTTCCCAGCACCCCGACGGGAACGAGGTGACCCTGCGGAATCACCTGGACGCCCGTCCGTGGACACTGACCGCACCCGTGGTTCTGATCGAGAGGCAACCCAAGAAGTCCGACAAGATGATTGGGGTCATGCTGTTTCTGCAAGCGTATTTTATCATCAAGTCCCCCACCGCCAAGACCCTTCTGTGGGACGCGCGGCACAAGGTTCCCGACGTGGTGGGTGCGGGGAAGGCGATGTACCGCCTCCGCAAAAAGACCGCCATAGACCGCTGTGCGGAATTCATTCACAACGGACCCGAGATCAACCGCAAGTGGTGCGACAAGTGGAAGGGTTCCAAGAAGAAGGACGACTTGGCTGACACTGTGCTGCAGGCCATGTCATACACACGCCCCCAGAGAGTGGTGGAGGCTCGACAGCGCCGGGGTGTCCCGGATAAGATAGTGTCCCGCGCCCCCACTGAGAATCAGAAGAATACGAAATACAGCATCAACAACCTGGCGTGGTTTGTCAAAAACAACGCGATGGAGGAACTCAAAAAGGATCGACGGTTCATGAAGGATTGTAAGAGATACTTCTCGTCGCCCGAGGAACTTCACGAGCATGTGGTCGGCTCTGGAGGAGCCTCTTCCTCTACCCAAGCCTGATGCCTCTTCGTGCCAAAATGTCTGGATTTGTTGCTATTTGTATAACATCCTCCACAACCACACTCAGTCTTCGTTTTCTTCCAAGCATCCATGGCTTCCTTATGATCCTGATAGTATTCAGCGGTTTTCTGTAATATTTCAGTCTTGTGTTTTTCATAACAAGTGTTATAGTAGAATTTCCTTCTTTCTTCATAATCACTCACATATGCCTTTCTCTTGTTGACACATGGATTATTGTCTATCCAGAACTGCTCTCTCGCCCTTAGTTCATCTACATTGTTACAGGGGTAAGATTCAACAAGGGGAATGTTCGCATCTGGGTCGGCTTGGAAGATTTGTGTGGTTGTTCCACTCGTCCCATGCTCGAAGTGATGTCTGTGTTGTGCCAGTCTACCACTGAGATATTGTTGAACAGTGCTTCCGTAATAGCACAACCCACAGGAAGTCGTCAATTTGTAAATTTTACCCACCTGATAGTTGACCATTTATGTTTTTAGTGTTATTTCTTTATCCCCCATTCCTCCCTGCCAACCATACATCTCAAATATGTTTAGCAGGTGATAAAGGTTTGCGACTACAAGTAGATAGAAGCAGTAATGCCGGAACGAGTGAAAGTACACGATGACGGGTTTGTCCATCTTGTTGACTGGATGCCTCAGGATAACCTGGATGACGCAGTCGTTCAAGCTGCACGAGTCAGTTATGCAGATGGAACCACGACGACTAGGAACACCGAAGGTCTAATCCGGTATTTACTGAGGCACTGGCACACCACCCCCTTCGAGATGATCGTGTTCAAGTTTCATATCAAGATGCCCATCTTCGTTGCTCGGCAGCACATGCGACACCGCACAGCCAGTGTCAACGAGATGTCCGCTCGATACTCCATTGTCCCCGAGGAGTATTATGAACCTGACCCCTATCGAGGGCAGCATGAGGTAAACCGTCAAGCGTCATCTGGACCCATCACGCTTTCCGAACGCCTCGCCTCTCGTGTGGTTCAGGTGAAGGACGACGCCTTTGACGTTTACCGAGACATGCTGGCTGAGGGGTGTTCCCGGGAGTTGGCACGCTGCCATCTTCCCCAGAGCACCTACACGGAGTTTTACTGGCAGATGAATATGCACAACCTCATGCACTTCCTACACCTCCGTATGGAGGATGGTGCCCAGATGGAGATTCGGGACTATGCGCAGGCAATTTACGACTTGGTGGCGCCCCTTGCCCCGATGTGCTTCAATGCGTTCAGGGACTTCAGAGTCGACGCCATGCACCTGACGGGACCCGAGATCCGCAACCTGCGGGATGGGACTCCCATCAAGAGCAAGGGGGAGCAGAACGAGTGGGCTGCAAAGAGAAAAGTTCTCGGCATATAGTAGATAACGATGGTGTTGCACATTGTGGGTGCCGGTCCTTCCGGTGTTACCGTTGCGTGGTATATGGCAAAACGGGGTGAGAAAGTTCATTTGTGGGAGAAGCGCGATCTTCCCGGCGGTTCGTGGTGGACCCCGAATCACAGTGAGGACGCTGACCGTCACGCGGCACGTGTTCTGTTTCGTGACTGTCAGCCGAACTGGTTCAATCTCCTGAGTGAGATGGGGCTTGACTATAACACATACTACAAACCAGATAAAGACGTTGTTCCCGATTCGATCGTGGCGATGACGAGGTCTCTGACGCTCCGCGATCACTTGATTACTGTAGGAGTCCTCCTGTGCGCAGGGGTGAATCACGATTGGGCGAAGACCACCGTCCTCGATGACGCTCTGAAGAGTAAGATGAGTCCCAAGGGGATGTCCTTTATCAACGCATTGACGACTTCGGTTGACGGTGTCAGGGCAGATAAGATGACTGTGTGGGAGTTGGCAGAGTCTATGAACCGAACCATCCTGAGTGGTGCGTGGACGGAGCGTGTCCAGGGGAGAAAGTTGGGTGAGGATCTCGCCCGTCGCCTCCGAATGGTGGGTGTCAAGTTGCACATGGGTGCGGAGCTGCTGGACGTTGAGCCACCCAACGTTACGTTCGGCGGAGACCGCACCGTAACGCTGGGTGATGCCGACAAGGTGGTGCTCTGCTTGGATCCCTCGGCGGCTCTCCAGTATGTGGACAAGTTCTGGGATTCCACTGTGGACAACGTCCTCTACGGCACTCGTTCCTTCCTCTTCAAATACCCCAAGCGATTCAAACTCCCATCTGCCCAAGAGTCGCTGATGCGTTCCAACAACGCTTTCATACCTTCGTGGGTTCCAGGAGAAGGCGAGACGACGACGTTGCACGTGGCTGATTACAAAGGGGAGTGGAAGACCATGGAGCAGTGTGTGAAGACTCTGGGTATCCCCAAGCCCCTGGGTTGGCGGGAGTGCGAGGACACCCAGGACATGTCGAGCGCCGCCTGGACATCTCACTCCATTCCCACCCAGAGCAATCACCGGCAGGTTCACATGGTGGGCATGCTCTCACCCCGTGATACCCCGTACGCATCGGTGGAGGCGGCGGCTGAAGTCGCGATCAGGTGGTGCGGCGAAAGACCCTTGGAGCCAGTAAAGAGCAGTACGATTGCGTTGATATTGTTCACAATCTCTTTGTTGACAGTAGTATAACATGCAAAAGCGTGGAACTCGTTCCCTCCCAACGGAAAAGGTGTCCCTCAGCACCACCGCCACGGTGGTGGCTCCCCTATACACCCACAACAACAAGAAGTACTTGGAATTCAAGATGAGCCGTGCGGCGGCAGGTATCATCAAGGAGGCTCACATATCTGTTCAGGACGCATTGGTGACGGCGAAAGTCCAGAATCCATTGGTGGGTGACGTGCTCCGTGTCAAGGTGCCCTGGAAGGGGCGAAACCACATCTGCAAAGTAACGGGCAACAAGCCACTTTGCGGGTTGGTAGAGGGCGACAAGGTCAAGATAGAGGTTGACTTTTGCGGAGCCTGGATCGTGGCAGATTTCAGTGGGACCTCGTGGAAGCTTGTCAGTCTAGAAGGTTGACCCACCACACAGGTTGGTCTCTATCATCTGCAATTTCCAAAACACTCTGAATCATCTGGTGTATTTCAGAACCGTATGTACAATTCAACTCAACAACGTTCTTGTAACAGCAGACAAGTGTCTCACTGTTGCTACAAGCTGCGAATATGTCCACCTTTTCACTCCTACTTGGACTCAATTTCACAAATAGCGGACGCATCGTCTATAACTTCTTCGTTGATATTCTCTAAGGTTTTAGACTCTGGGAGGGGAATCTCCAGAATACCCACGTCGTGCATGCTCTTGAACACTCGGATCATCCCCTCGATCCTATACGCCTCCGCCTCCGCTTCACGTGTTTGCTGACGAATCTGTTGGAGATTCTTGTTGAGTCCATTGATATTTTCAGCGATGCTTATGGATGGCATTGGTTTATGATATAAAGTTTCACGCCTTTATATTCACAAGATGTTGACATGTATCGGATATATTACAGAGCCAAGTCAAGAGCACAAAATCGCTCTGAAGGTCAAGCCGATCATCAACTCGGAGTACCACGTGGGTCCAGTCCCGTCGTTCAACGTGTTTCGCACGGCGAAGGATGGGAAGATGGTGGTTCCCAGATGGTGGGCCGAGCAGACCATCGGGGTGGCGGAAAAGGACATCCGCCCCGAGCCCAGCAGGATGGATCCGAGCATCCGGTTCACGGGAAAACTGCGGGACAGCACCCGTCAGAATGAGGCTCTCAAGGCTGCCATGGAGGCGGGAAGCGGTATCCTCTCGCTCCCCTGTGGGTATGGCAAGACGACGGTATCTTTGGCGATAGCGTCTCGTCTGGGGTGGCGAACCATGGTCATAGTCCACAAGGAGTTTCTGGCTCAGCAGTGGATCGAGAGAATCGCACAGTTCTGCCCAGGTGCTCGGATCGGTAGGGTGCAGCGGGATCTCAAGGAGGTTGAGGGGTGCGACTTTGTCATCGCCATGCTCCAGTCGCTATCTCAGAAGGAGTACAGCCCTCGAGACTTCCAGTCCGTGGGGACGGTCATAGTGGACGAGGCACATCACATATGCGCGCAGGTGTTTTCCCAGTCGATGTTCAAGGTCTGCCCCCGCCATCTGTTTGGTCTCTCTGCCACCCCCGTGCGAAAGGACGGGTTGACGAAGGTGCTGGAGTGGTTTGCGGGTCCCACCTTCTTTGCGATCGAGCGTCCCCCTGAGAAGGGTGTGGAGGTCATCCCCGTCGACTTCGACTGTCCGGCGTTTCGGGAGTTGCCACCTCAGAACAGGGCTGGTAAGATTTCTCTGACCCAGATGATTACGGATGTTGTTGAGATGCCTCAGCGCAACGAGGTGATCGAAGGCATCATCCGCAAGTTGTTGACGACCCGTCGCCACATCTTGGTTCTATCCGATCGACGCCTTCACTGCCAGGACTTGCATAGCCGATTCTCCACCAGTGAGGCTGGACTTTACATGGGTGGGATGAAGCAGGTGGACTTGGAGGAGAGTTCCCGAAAGCGGATAATCTTCGCCACCTTCAGTCAGGCTCACGAGGGTCTGGACATCCCTACGCTTGACACGGTCATATTGGCAACCCCAAAGTCTGACATCGTTCAGAGCATCGGTAGGGTGATGAGAGAGGGTGGGGACAGAGCGGGTCATCCACTGATCTACGACGTCCGTGACCACTGGGGGGTTCTGTGGGCGATGTATGCCAAGAGGGCGCGTGTGTACCGCAAGGGTGGCTACAACATCACGGGTGAATCCTCTGCAGAGGAGGAAAATGCGAACACTCCGTCATCAGGAAAATGTATGATTACATTATAACAGACAGATGTCTGGCGGTCTCGTCAATCTCGTGTCAAAAGGCATCCAGGACTCGTTCCTCATATCTGGGTCCCCCGACTCCTCGCTCTTCCGAATGAGATACACCCGTCACTCCAACTTTTCACAGATTCCACACAAGATCTCGGATCTCGTTATCCCCGCAAACAGTACAAGGTCGATCGAGATTACCAACAAGGGTGACATGCTCACTTACATGTGGCTCGAGGGGGACGACATGTTCAGTCAATTTTCCGGGTGCACGGTGGAGTTGCGCATAGGTGGTCAGGTTGTGGATCGTCAGTCGAGCAGTTTCCTGACGGATGTGTGGCCCGTGTATATGTCGGACACCTACACGAAGGCGAGTGTGATAAACAACTCCACGTCTTCGAGTAACAAGAATTTTCAACCGTTCCATTTTTTCTTTAACGACAATTGGCAGAATATACCTCTGGTGGCACTCCAGTATCACACTGTGGAACTCGTCATAACCACTCGTTCGAATCCCATGAACGCAAAACTGTATGGCAATTTCGTGTTTGTGGACGAACAGGAGCGCGCGGCGTTGGTGGATGGCCCCAAGCAGTTCATAATCACCCAGGTGCAGGAGTTTTTCACCGATTCCACATCTATCGACCTGTCTCACCTGAATCACCCGGTTCGCTCTCTGTTCTGGGGAATAACCGCCCGCAGCAGCGACATGTCTCGAGACTTCTGGACGTTCACTGAGGCTGACTTGTATTTGAACGGGACTCCGTACTTTGAAAACATGTCCCCTACATACTTCCACAGCGTCCAGGGGTATTTCCACACTCCCACGGGTATGATAAACATGGACCCCGTCACGAACACCCCATTCTTCACCCGCTTTTACAGCTACAACTTCTGCATGAACTCGAGTTCCTACAAGCCCACGGGTAGTTGCAACTTCTCTAGGATGGACAACGCCAAACTGGTCATAAAGGGGCTCTCGACGGGTTCACACCACGGGAACGGGATACACGTGATTGCGGTCAATTACAACGTGTTGAAGATTGATCGTGGATTATGTGGCGTTCTTTTCTCTAATTAATATAACAATGGCATCTACCGGAACGACAGCCAGGTTAGAACGTGTATCGTTCATACCCACAACCACCTATTATCAGGTGGGTCAAGCGGCCCTTGAAAGCGATGGTACATCACTCTATTTCAATGGCTCCATAGTTGGCACATCAGCAAACCAATTTCAGTACATCACCACGGGAAACATAACACCTCTGGTGGACGGTAGCAATGTCGTGGTTTCCTCCAACCTCGTCCTCGTAGAGCAGGACACCGTTCCGAATCCGACGGTGTCAGGGACAGAGGGTTTCCAGTGTTACGGGGGGCTCGTCTACTACAACGGCGTGTCCCTGGCTTCCACGGGGTCTGTTTATGATAACCTACAGGTGGATGTCCTGTACCCCCGCTCCAACACCGAGATCCTCGTGGATGGCGGGAACACCTTCCGAGTGGGAGACAGCATCAACGTCTCGTCGTCAAATATCTACATCAATTCCAATCTAGACATCAACGCCGGTGTGCCGATCAATCACTTCAACGGCGAGCTCGTCATCAGCGGGCACGACGGGGTCAACTTGTCCTCCAACGAACTCGCGTCTAACATCCAACTCCAAGGAAACTCGGGTGGGAACTACCTGTTTTCGAGCGCCAACGCCGTCTTCGGAGCCCTGACAGGAAACCAACTGTCCCAGACGCGTCACACCATGTCAGTGCGTCTGAGGGACCCCGCGTTATCCAACGCGAACCCGGTGTCGTGGGACGACTACATGAAATTCGACACCTCGAGGGGGGACGTCCAGATTCCACAGGGCGTCAAGTTGACGGTGGGTTCCACGGCTCCCACGGGTTCGAACGTCGTTCGATTTGCGGACACCGCTGAGATGGGCGACGGGAACGTGTACATCCTGGGCACATCGAACCTCATGTATGCGGCTGGGGTCAGGGTGCACAACCTCGCCGCCTCTGGCAACCGCACGATTCAGGTGGGCTCCGCGGTGTCCACGCAGCTTGACAATCAGGATTGCGTGGCGGTCGGATACTCCGCCACCCCGGGGGTGCGCACGGTTGCCGTGGGGCACTTTTCGGCGGCTGGGTCTCCCACCAACTCTGTGATTCTGGGTCACCGGGCGGTACAGTTCAACCCCGTGTCGGGTGCGGGAGATCTGGTGTCAATCGGACACTTGGCTGGCGGGTCGGGACAGGGTAACAGGGCGATAGCAATCGGTGCTCAGGCGGGTGAGAGTATACAGGGGGATAATTGCATCGCAATCGGGTATCTAACTGGAAAAAACGATCAGGGGAATGAAAGTGTGGCGATCGGCGCGGAGGCTGGTAACGACGTGCAGGGGAGCAGGAGTATCGCCGTGGGTGTCCGGGCTGGTTTCACCGCTCAGGGTGTCTCCACCGCTGCAATCGGATATCGAGCGGGTGAAACCGGACAGGGGTCGCAGGCGTTCGCCATCGGTGTGGAGGCTGGCAATTTCAGTCAGAAACCTGATGCGTTCGCAATGGGTCTCCAGGCTGGGTTCAGTAACCAGGGGTCGCAGGCTGTTGCCATCGGCACCAATTCGGGCCGGAACGACCAGGAGCAGTCTGCTATTGCGATCGGCACCAACGCGGGTCGTAGCACCCAGGGCTCTTCATCCATTGCTCTGGGTGTCAATTGCGGTGAGTCGAACCAGGGAGAGTCTGCTATTGCGATCGGGAATCAAGCTGGCAAGTGTGGGCAGGGCAACGAGGCTGTAGCCATCGGCTTTGACGCTGGATTTAGCAACCAGGGATCGTACTCTCTGGCATTCGGGTCTATTGCGGGGTATATCAACCAGGGTGCAAACGCTGTGGCTCTGGGATTCCAGACGGCTTACTCCTATCAGGGTGCCAACAGTATAGCAGTCGGCACTCTCTCTGGATACTTCCAGCAGGGTTCGGAATCTGCAGCGATCGGTGTGTCCGCTGGGCGTGATACTCAGGGGGTTCGGTCCATCGCTATCGGAACGAGTGCAGGAAAGACGGTTCAGGAGGCGAATTGCGTGGCTATTGGCTTCGAGTCTGGGTTATGTCAGCAATCTGCTAACTCCACATCCATCGGCTACTTTGCCGGAAAGACCAGTCAGAGGCGGAACGCCACCGCCATTGGTGCTGCGGCTGGCACACTGAACCAAGGTTCGGAGTCCGTTGCGGTCGGAGGTGGGGCTGGTGGATCGGGTCAGGGCATAAAGAGCACTTCTATTGGGTTCGAAGCGGGTAGGAGTGCGCAGGGGAGCGGTTCCGTCGCCATCGGAACGAGTGCCGGTGACTGTCTTCAGGGATCCCAGGCGGTCGCTCTGGGTCTGGATGCGGGCAAGACGAGTCAGAACCCGTTTGCGGTTGCAGTCGGTTGCTTGAGTGGAGTTTACAGGCAGGGGAATGGGTCTGTGGCTATTGGGTTTGGAAGCGGTGATCAGAATCAGGGTGCCAATGCCGTGACCATCGGTATCTCCTCTGCGGTCTTCGGTCAGGGGAGTGGGTCGGTGTCCATTGGAGGAAATGCGGGGTATAGCAACCAGCAGACGCAGTGTGTGGCAATCGGCTCTAACGCCGCAAGCACGTCACAGCGCACGAACTCTACGGCAATCGGGGTGAACGCCGCGTCCACCAACCAGTTGCAGGACTGTACAGCCATCGGTTCCGACGCCGCTTCCTATCACCAGAGCCAGTTCGCCACGGCTATTGGGAGGCAAGCGGGGTTCATTAGCCAGGGGGTTTCAGCGACTGCCATCGGCGATCTCACAGGGTCGATCACCCAGGGGAGCGGTTCAGTTGCGATCGGTGGCAAGGCGGGTCAGTCCACCCAGGGCGTCTCGGCTATTGCTATTGGAGATCAGGCGGGGCAGTCTGTTCAGGGGTTGCAATCTGTTGCCATCGGATTCACAGCTGGTGCTTCGACCCAGGGTTCCGAGTCCGTTGCCATCGGTCCATTATCAGGGGAGTCCAATCAAGATGCGCAATCCGTGGCAATCGGATATTCGGCGGGGCAGAAACAGCAAGGAACCACCTCCGTGGCTATTGGCGTCCTGGCTGGCGCGTCGACCCAGGGTTCCGAGTCCACCGCCATCGGCATTAACGCAGGACTGAGCACGCAGGGGTCTCAGTCGACAGCCCTGGGGGCATACGCTGGAGGTATTAACCAGGGTGCTAAGTCAACTGCCATCGGTTATCTGGCTGCTCAATCAAACCAGGAGGACGAGGCGGTTGCCATTGGTTCGCAGGCGGGTGTGAGTGAGCAAAAGTCGTCCAGTGTTGCCATCGGCAAGTTTGCGGGAGAGTCTACCCAGGGGTCTCTCTCGATTGCGATTGGTTCCGAGGCTGGTAGGAATGCTCAAGAACCAGAGTCTGTTGCCATCGGTATCTCTGCGGGTCAGTCCACCCAGGGGTCTCGTGCGGCTGCCGTGGGCGCCTTTGCGGGTCACGTGAACCAGGGGAATGACGCTACGGCGATCGGTGGGCTGGCTGGGTATCTATCTCAGGGGTCTGCAGCGGTCGGCATCGGCTACTTGTCTGGATATTCCGAACAGCAGAAGAAGAGTGTTGCTATCGGCTATCTGGCTGGCGAAACATCCCAAGGCGTCAATGAACCCCAATGGCAGTTCGGCTTCTCGACTGCGGTGGGCAACGAAGCTGGTCGTTATTCCCAGAACGCATACAGCACTGCAGTCGGAACCGTGGCTGGGTGGTCAGCTCAGGGCGAACTGGCAACAGCCATCGGACCCAGTGCTGGCAAATGTAACCAGTCTCGCGAGGCTATCGCCATTGGTTTCGGAAGCGGAGAAATCAACCAGGGTTCCGCATCTTTCGCAGCGGGTTTCGGGGCTGGAGGGGACAACCAGGGAGTCAACGCCACAGCCATCGGCTATCTGGCTGGGCACACCGAACAGGGGGATAATAGTCTGGCAGTTGGTCGTGGTGCGGGGAGATACAACCAAGATGTGCAATCAGTGGCTATCGGATTTGGGGCCGGAGGGTCGCACCAGAACGCTCAGTGCATCGCCATCGGCACCCAAGCAGGAGAAGTAGGGCAGTATACCCAAGCGACTGCTATCGGATTCAACGCAGGTTTGTGCGCACAGCGTGTGCAGGCGATGGCTATTGGATACGAAGCGGGTAAATCGTCCCAGGGTGACGCCGCCACCGCCATCGGATTCCAGGCGGGCAATAGCGACCAGCAGAATTTTGCGTTGGCGATCGGTCATTCGGCGGGTAAGCTGACACAGGGCTGTGATTGTATCGCGGTCGGTGGGGGTGCTGGCGAGTCCAATCAGCTGCAGAGGGCTATCGCCATCGGCAATCTGGCAGGCAACAGCGCCCAGGGTTCATATTCGATCGCCATAGGGTATAGCGCAGGACACGACGGCGTCACCAGTCAGCACGACAACTCCATCATACTGAACGCGTCAGGAACCGCCCTGACATCGCAAGACCCCAGCGCGTGCTACATAAACCCCATTCGAGACCTGGACTCCGCCACGGCTCAGACGCTCAGTTACGAGCCCACGACAGGAGAGGTCTTCCGCAACACCAACGTCGCCAAGACCTTCGTCATCGATCACCCCCTGGACCCGCGGAGGAGGCATCTGGTGCACGGGTGCCTCGAGGGACCAGAGGGTGGTGTGTATTACCGAGGGCAGTGTAAGGTCAACGAGGATGTGGCGCTCCCCGACTACGTCAAGGCTCTGGTGGCGCAGGATGACGTCCCGACTATCCAAGTGACCCCATGCTCCCAGCAGACATACTCGCTCTGGGTGACCCCGTGGACTAGGGAGACGAATTCGTTCCGTGTGAATGGCGGAGAAGGTGAGGCTTTCTGGACCTTCTTCGCCAAACGTTGTGACGTGAAAACGAGTGTTCTGAAATCAAGAGCTCTGGTTCGCGGTGATGGCCCATACACATACATTGCTACTTAATTGATAAAACCACCATACCAAAAATAAAAAACATGACGAGATATGTACATTCCGTCTCCTCAGGGGTCATGACAGCCCTCCGGTTCCTGAACCGGGGCTGAACCCCCTGACGAGTAGGTGCTACGGGGGTGGGAGCCTCGTACTCTCCAATCGTTTCAAATGGGGCGTATGCCAACATCCAATGATATCACTTACAAAGATAATTCTTTTTTATTCCTGCTTCCAGGAGGGCGACCCCGGCGCTTCTTTCCACCATCACCTCCCATGGACACCTCGCGCATCTCACTCTCTGTGACACTCACGATGTCAGAGACACTCTGGGTATCATCTTCCTGCGGGGCGCTTTTAGTAGAAATCTCCACCGGCTCAGGACGAGTCGTCATGGCAGGTGGGGGACCCATCCCGAATCCACCCATCAAACTGCTGAGATCCAGACCGGGACCCTGCATTTCCCGCCGACCCCCAGGGGCCGGCTCGGACATCGTGACTGGGGGAGCTCCACCAGGGCGGCTGTTCTTCACTGCGTCCACCATGGATGCAGCGAGTCCTGGGTTCTGCTTGAGGATATCATTCACGTTGGGAACAGCCGCCTTGAACATACTGTTCGTCAGGTGGAACATCATAGCCGAACCACCCAACATCATCAGGAGTTTCACCTCCGGGGCAACCTCCATCTTACCCTTGTATTTGTTATGCAGTTCCTCAAATACCCCGTCATAGTCATCCACATTCTCCATGATGCTCTCGGACCATCCGTCCAACTGGATCTCCAGGGGGTTGTATCGCTTGTTGAGAAACTCCAGACCAGTGACACAGGCGATTAGGGAACGCCTGGAGAATTTCACGGATTGTTCCACTTCGATGGAATACATGATTCTCTTGACCTCTGTGCGAAGGTCTTGGACTGGTGAGTAAGCATTCAGTTTCTTGTTTATGGAATACCCCTTCTTCTCCAGGCGGGTTAGTTTATTCAAGAGGTCAGCCTTCTCGTCATCCACACTGCTATACCCATTACTCGGCTGTTCGATACCCCCACCACCACCACCACCAGGATTGAAATCCCCATCATCTGATTCAGAGTCGCCACCTCCATCCTGACCCTCGTGATAATCGTGCTCTACTGGCGGGGGTGGAGCCTCCCTTGATGACTTCACCGGATTCATGAATGCACCCACATCATCATCATCATCCTCAAACTCCTCTTCGAACTGAACCTTCCTCTGTTTCCTCGCCTTTTTGACAGGATTACGGCGAATTGCCGGAGTCGGGTCGATCGTGACCTCATTCAGGAGGGCAGCCTCTGCGGAACTGAGGCTGACACCCTTGGAGTTGCCTCGGTCAAGTTCAATATCGATATCCATTGAATTCTATTGTCTTAGATGATTATATTCGATATCCTTTAACGCACCGTCATCTTATAATAATTTGTTAGTGTATTACAAATGTTCCTCAAGGCTCTCAAGAAGCTCGATAACCGTGTGCTCATCCTTATGGTGGTCGGCGTGATTTTCATGCTATGCAGGCATGGCGGGCGTGAAGGTTTCGCCGACATCAGGACGGCTGGTCCCGCCCCCATCGAGGTGTTCACGGCGCCCCACAAGCTGGAGTGCGTGGCGGGCGCTGGCCCCTACGGGCAGTACAGCAAGGCGCTGACCCCGGGTGGCTTCTGCGACCTGCAGGGTAAGGTTCGCGCCAGCCACGACTATAAGATCGAGGATGGTGGTCCGTATGGCGCTCCCCTCGCTTAAATTATTTCACAGTGTATATCAATAATGGAATCTCACACCATCTTTGTTTCTTCTGAAAATCGGGATCTTTCCCTTTACCCGAGTGGAAACAACTACGTCCTCTCCCTGGTTACCCCAGTCAGGGAGGTTACTTCGGTGGAACTATTGCACGCGTCCGTGCCCAACTCTCTCTACAACCTGAACGACGGCACCGGGGTCTTCTCCGTGAGTAACGTATCCTCTAATAATGCCACGCAAGTGTTGGGCGATCTCTCGACCTTCAGCCTTCCCCAGGGATTCTACGGTGCCACGGGTCTCGCCAGTTACATGGCTGATGCCAGTTCTAACGTCTGTGGTATATCGGTATCCTATCTCCAGAACGAGGGTAAGTTTCTGTTCACACGCCCCACCGCCTATGGACCCTTCGGTCTTTACAGCAATACCCAGGAAATGACCCGCATGATGGGGTTTGATGACACCACCACCCAAACTGTCTTGATGTCCAGTAATGTGGGATTTGCGGGTCCTCAGGACTTTCCGCTGTACTCCGACTTCCTCCTGACTCGTGGCAGGGAGTTCATAAAGTCTGAAAAGGTGGTGAACCTCGCTCCGAATGAGGGAGTCTTCTTGGACATCGATGAACTTCGAACAAATTTCACTCAGGATGCGGGACCTGGCAGTTCGAACAGGGCATTTGGTATCATTCCCATGGATGTTGCCAGTGGTCAAATCAAGCGTTTCAAGCAGATGACAGATTACAACATGCAGGTTAACTTCCCTGTTCCCATTCCCCAAGTGGATCGTCTCACTGTCAGGTGGACAAACAGATACGGTCAGCTCATAAGTTTCAACGGTCTAGAGGACAATTCATTTGCTATTAAGCTCCATACTCGTCGTGTTAATGCGTGTCCGTAAAAATATTCGCCACTAGTAATAATACAAATAGATGTCGGGTGGTATTGCCCAACTCGTTGCCATCGGCGCTCAGGACGTGCACCTCGTAGGCGAGCCGGAGATTTCCTTCTTCCGCTCAAACTACCACCGCCACACCAACTTTGCCCAGACTGTGGAACGTCAGATTATCCAGGGGAACCCTGCGACTGGTCGGACCTCCACGCTCCGCTTTGAGCGTAAGGGTGACATGCTCTCTTACGTTTACCTCACATGCACTGATGGCACTCAGATGACCCCTGTTATGTGGTGCGAGAAGGTGGACAAGGTGGAACTTCTCATCGGTGGACAGGTCATTGACACACAGGAGGCCGAGTTCATGTCCAACGTCGCCATCGACACGCAGGCTACGACCCTGAGTCGTAGCGCCATTGGTGGAATGTACGCTGGGTTCAACAACGCCTCTGCGTGGTTCCCGCTCCGTTTCTGGTTCTGCGAAAACTTCCAGTCTGCCCTCCCCCTGGTGGCGCTCCAGTATCACGATGTGGAGCTGCGGATCACGTGGGGCACCGTGTCCGCTTCGGATCGTTTTGAGTGTTTCGGTAACTTTGTCTATCTGGACAACCAGGAGAGGCAGGATATGGCTCAGAAGGAACACAACCTTCTCATCACGCAGGTCCAGAGGGCTGAGCCGTCTCTGGGCAAGGTTCAGGATCTCCAGTTCAACCACCCGGTCAAGTACATGGCGTCGTCCAACACAGCGGTGTCTGCCACTACGGGTAACGGTCTCGCCTCCGTCACGAACCGCATCAAGTTTCAGATCAATGGTACAGACGTGACGGACTACAAGTATGCATCCCCGCACTACACTCAGGTGACCTGCTTTTACCACGTCCCCAACATGACGAACAACAACACCAAGACCTTCGTCTACCCCTTCTGCCTCGACACCGCCAAACACCAGCCGACGGGCACTCTGAACTTCTCTCGCCTCGACTCTGCACGGATTCTTTCAGAGACTGACAACATCACGAGCAAGATCTACGCAGTCAACTACAACATGCTCAAGATCAGCAACGGTATGGCAGGACTTCTGTATGCCAATTAAATCTCTGATATTAATAAATCAGATGAAGTTCTGGCAGTACGTGGTGCTTGCTGCATTCTTGTTTGTGTGCATGTATGATCCCAAGTCGGGTGGGTTGGAACAGTATATAGGCGCGACCCCGGGAGGCGCCAAGAAGCCGTGTTGCGACGAGGCTCCCATCGGGCGTCAGTGTGGCGCTTCTCATTACCAGTCTGTTCAGTTCGCCGAACCGGGGATGGGATGCCCCCGTGAAACCCCACAGGCTAAGGGTGGTGCGATATATAATCGTTAAAAAACTTCAGGTATATACAAATGATCTCGATTAACCGAGACACCGTTTCAATTGTTGTTGCGCTCCTCGTGGCAGCCGCTGGCTACTACTTGTTCGTGGAGCTCAAGAAGCAAAAAGGTGACATTGATCGTTGTAAAACGTTCAGCATTGAGTTGGCCAACAAGGTTCACGCCCCTGCACCACCACCACCACCGATGGCACCCCCTCCCGTGTCTGACGAGGCTCCCGTGGCTGAAGAGGAGGAATAAATTTCCGTGTAGTTATCAAGAGGACCATGAATGACCTCATGCACGAGGAACGGCATAAAGCCATAGCCATCCCTGTGTGCATTTCAGGAGGTCATCCCAGGTTCCTCACAGTCCGGGACCGAAGATTCAAAGACTGGATCTTCGTGGCAGGGGGTTGCAGGAAGAGGGAGGTGAATAACCCCCTTCGATGCGCCCTTAGGGAGTTGGAGGAAGAAACAAGAGGTGTAATCTCTTTGAAAGAAGGAGAATACACCTCATACACCTTCAGGGCTCTAAACCGGACAGATGAGGAACTAAGGGATGATAAACTGAAAGGCATACAGGTAGTGTCTGTATATCACGTATTCATACTATTTGTCGACATGACCCAGCACGAGAGAGATGACACCATTCACAAGTTCAACACAGAGAGGGCGAAGATGGACGCCATGAAGTTGAGACACATGCCAATCAAGCGCACATATGATGAGAATGACATGATGTTGTGGTCCACCCTCGAGGACTTCAGTCAGAAGAAGCAGTGGGATCTCATCAAATACAACGTCCTCAACAACCCCGAATTCTGCCGCAAACTGCACGATTCTCGTTCCATCTTTAATATCAAGAGGAGTTATATACACAATGCCCCAGTCGGTGGTGACTGCAGAATTGAAAGATCAGGCGGTTCAAATGGCAAGGGAGGAGAATGCCCCCCAAGAGACTGTGGACGTCCTCATGGGAATGAAGGCAAAGGACCTTGTCAATTGGATGAAGGAAAGGAGGATGAAGGCGAATTCTTCCCAGTATGGAGAAGTGGGCGACGAGGAGGATTGCGGAGTGCTGGTAAATCGTTTCTCGGCGATGTATAAAAAGTAGGGAATATAGTATAATAATAGAGATGATCAAGCAGTGGAGTAAACAGAATGCATTCAACAATCGAAAACAACTTTCACACGTGCTTATGGACGGTGGCGTCCTGTCAATCCCGTATGAAAGATTCGAAGAATTCAACGATACATACATCAATGCCGTGAGTCAGGGTGAGAAGGTGTTTGTGGTGGAGCAGAAGACACCAGTATACAACTTCTTCATGGATCTCGACTACAAAGATGATGAGCAACTGGATATGCATCAGATTGAAGTCATCTGCAAGACCATATGCGACAAGGTGAACACTCTGGGAGGGCAGAGGTGTATCATATGTGTCGCAAACCCCAAGATGGTGGATGATAAAATCAAGACTGGTATGCACTTGAACTGGCCTGGGTTGCGTGTGGATCAGACGGGGGCTTTGAGCATTCGAGCGCACGTGGTTTCCCTTTTGAGAAAGACGTATATGGCTGTCCAGTGGGAGAAGGTCATAGACGAGTCTGTGTATCGTGGAAGTGGGTTTCGTCTCCCATGGTCGCACAAAATGTCCAAGGGGAAGGTTGAAGATCCGTATCTTCCCATAGCAATCTACGAGGCGGGTGAGGGTGCGGGACCCTTCAAGGCTCGTGGAAAGTGGGTGAGTGTTGGACAGGAACCATCGTTAGAACACCTGCAGATGGCGACGGTGCGCCTTCCGCCAGACTCGGAAGCCATGGATATACAGCCAGGTCCAGACCTAAAGCGCAAGATGGAGGGTGGGTTCACCTCCGCACAGACGAAGAATGAAGTGAACGACATTGAGTTGACGGCACTTCTGGAGACGTTTGTGCGAAAGAATATGCAGGGGCAGCAGAATACCCGTCTCACGAAACTGTTCAAGAGCAAGACGGGGTTTCTGGTGAGCACACATTCCCAATATTGCGAGAATGTCCGCAGGGATCATGGGTCCAATCACGTGTGGTTTCTCGTAGATAGCAAGGGAATCATATGTCAGAAGTGTTTTTGTAGGTGCGACACAACAAAGGGGCGGTATAATGGATTCTGCAAGGACTTCACGGGTAGGAAGCTCCAATTACCCCCGAGTATTGTAAGGAAGATGTTCCCTGACAATAAAACATTTGACAATATCAAGAAGGCGATACTGCCCAATGCTGTTATCAATTCTGGCAAGCCTGTGTCTGCTAATCTGGCTCCTATATATACCAACAGTTTCCACGCGCCAAGGTATTAAACTGACTGGTATCAAAATAATGGTTCACGAGTTTTCTGGACTGAACCCCGAAGCGTATGGACACTTCCTCTCGAGTGTAACGATGTTCGAACGGAGTGCGGAAACCTCACCCACCATCGCAGCGTCCCATCTATACGACGCCATGGCGCACGCCACGGACATCGTTTATATGTGTACGGACGGCGGGGTGCTTGAGAAAATGGAGGGCATCGTAGGGGAACTCGCAATTCAAGGTGAGACTATCCTCATTCAGAAGTCATCCGAGATGGGGGTGCCTTTCAAGTCTTTATACTTAAAGGACTCAATGAATAATTAATAAATGACTGCACGAACACGTTCAGGTCGTGTGTCAAAAGCGCCACAGCGCTACGAGCCTGTCGAGATTCCGATCGACGACGATGTCTCTGAAACCGTTCCAGGGGATGACGAAGTGGATGATGATCTGGATGAGTGTGTATATTCAGATGACGAGGAGAGCGATAGTGACGAGGAGGACGCTGATGATGATGGTAACCTAGCTGGATTTGTCGTGGGGGATGAGGATGGGGATGAAGAGGTGGAGGTGGAGGTGGGGTCAGATGAGGACGAGTGGGATAGTGAATATGATTCAGAAGATGATGAATAGATGGAACTTTCTCCGCACGCTATACACCTCTCTATCATTACCCCAGAATCCGTGAACGTGAAATAACTCCTGCTGTGGCGAGACCTGGTCGTTCCTATACCAAACTCTCGCCACAACAGATCATCAGGTAGCCGTGTGTGCCATAGAACCCTGTGCGCCATCAGGCGATTCAGGCTGCGTTGTCTACAGGACATTAAAGTAAATGAAGAGAATAATGGAAACTGACCTTTCATCAGCCGATCCAGTTCAGGGTGCCGAGATCAACTTCAACGGTCTCCGTCCTGACCCCTATGCAGACGCGCCCCCGCAGCAGCAGGAGCACTACTCACCAGAGGAAGATGATCGCACCATGCTACCTCCCAGCCACCCACCACCTCAAGATTACATGTATTACGCACCACCTCCGCATATGCAACAACCGCACATCCCAGAGCACCCGGCAAAGCCAGTAGATATATTCAGCAACATGGACAGGACAACCTGGGTGTTGTTGACTATAGCATTTGTTGTTGGTTTCTTTATAGGACGAGGGATGATACAACCTGTTATTCTTCGAGGAGGTTCGCATTGATATTATACCCATCTTCTTCCACCTCCCTTTCCAAATCTCGGAGAGCCATCTTCCTATCTAAAATATTCGTAGCCACATTCAAGTCGAGGATGTCATATTCGCCATCGAACTTTGCCATATCCGAAGAGTTTTGGCCCAACACCTCCGTCTCATACCCCTTCTTCACATCACTCTCCAACAGGTACGTAGCCCGTATCCTGTTGGATGGCAATTCACTCACGTCCCTCATAACAGAGGACGCATCAACCTGAGGACGTGTGGTTTCTTCTACGAGATCCCGCATGTTCACGAAATAAAATATCAACCCCAAGGCTACTAAGAGGTTCACCATATTCAAAATGGTATTGAATTTGCAAAGTATGTTTTCCATCTACTTTTCCTCAACATTTTCCTTAGCCAATTCCTCCTCTCGCTGCTTCTGACGAACCTCGATCTCCCCCTGAACAATGGCATCCGCCTCCTTAACCAACTCCTCAATGGGGGCATCCGGCTTCTCCTTCTTCAGACGCTCCAACACATCAGCTGGATGGCTCACCGGCGCCTCATCTGGCTTCGAGTAGAACTTGGAGTTCTCATCCCCCGGCTTGATATACTCCTGGTCTGGGCTCTCAATCATATCACGCTTGCGATCCTCAAACATCCGAGCCGCCTGCTTCTGATTCTCACGATAGCCCTCCATAATCTCCTGGAGCTTGTCGTTGGTGTAGTGGGAATCCTCGATCTTCGTGGGATCCGGGGGAATCAGGAGCCACTTATACATATCCACAACGTAAATGTCAAAGGTGCTGTCATCCTTCTGAAGGCGCTTTGCGTGATTAGCAGCCTCATCACGAGTGGTAAAGCATCCGCGGATCTTGATGCCGAACTTGTCGCACTTCTGTGGGGCCTCGGGTCCAACGACAGAGAGGCACGCGAAGAGCTGTCCGGGCACGGTAGTGTAATCCTGCTCAAGAGACATTGAGTGGTTTGATATATAAAGTTGTACCGCTTTATATATCAAAATGGAAGAGATTCGTAAGGCTAACAACCTTGTTAAGCGCTCTCTGATAGAGCAAGTCTGCAGAGACCGCAGGGGTTTGCAGGTGCTTGATGTCGGGTGTGGCTGTGGCGGAGATCTCCTCAAGTGGAAGGCTGCGGGGGCGAGGGTCGACATGTGCGACCCGGATCTTGATAGTCTGGATGAAGCCCGCCGAAGGGCGGATGGTCTGAAATATAGAGTGAGGTTCATTGAAGGGGATGTTCGCGCGTGCCCAAAAAAGCAGTATGACGTGGTGTGCTTCAACTTCTCCCTTCATTACATATTCTCAGATAGGGATACATTCATCCAGAGTATCAAAGCCATCCGCCAGCGAATGAAGCCTGGTGCAGTGTTGATGGGGTGTATGCCGAACGCTCAACACATCCTTGACGCTCTGCCGTTCCACGACCCCCTCGGAAACACGTTTCGTGCTTGTGGGCGCACGGGGTTCGGTGATTTCGGAGAGCAGGTGGAGGTTCAGTTGGTGGAAACGCCCTTCTACATCAACGGCCCCCGTCCAGAGCCGTTGGCATACAAAGACATGCTGGTGTCCACCTTGGAGCAAAAGGGTGTAATGCTGGAGATGTGGGAGCAATTTGATGGAACCCCGCTTCAGCAATTGTATTCGAAATTTTTATTTCGGTTATATTAATGGAGTTTGCATTAGTTTGCTGTGCTGCGGCGGGGTGCATTGCTATGACGGCGGAACCAAGTAGGTTTACGGAAGTTAAATTCAAGTATAAGGCGCTGAGGGAGCATTTGATAAAGATGGATGACCCCAGGTGGAAGCCTCTTCACACTGAGTGCGTGCTGGTGGGTGTCCACAGGGATTTGGGGAGTGGCATCGGGTGGAACACCAACAAGGGGTATGAGATCGGGGTGTGCATTGACGGAACTGTGAATCAGATTTTTCACGTCCTCCTCCATGAACTGGCTCACTGCACCGTCGAAGAGTATGAACATTCACCCCAGTTCTGGGAAAACTTCAGGGATTTGCGAAAGGTGGCGGAATCCATCGGTCTCTATGAGATTATTCCAGTAGAACAGGGTTTCTGTAAGCGAACTATCGTCGACTAAAAAATATCTGTTGATACTATAAATGGACAATCTAGCATCCGTCGGTCTTTACGCTGGCACCACAGGTGTCATCGCCCTCGCCATGGTCAACCCGAGCGGTGACAAGGGGCTTGCTCAGGAGTGGAAGGCGTTACTACTGTTTGGTATCATCCCCGCGATTATCAAGCAAGCTTCTATGATGTCAGAGGCGCGTATTAGCACAAAGGTTATACTGGTTTCATGCGTCGCAACGTTGGCGATCCATCTTCTACTTCGGGAAATGTCCGAAAAGTACAAGATAGCTTTCAAGAACCCATCACAGGCGAAGTCTGCTGAGGCCATCATGGCGTGGGGTGGCATCACGACTGTCTACGCAATGACACTGGCTGTTTCTATGTTCGCATTCAGCACCAGCAAGTTCAACAGTAGTGTGGTTGTAAAGTCTGCGGGCAACGTGTCTTCGGCGCCACCCGGTAATTTCCCAGGATCCGCGGGAGCCTAGGCACGAGCCATGAACCGCTGAGCGAAATAGAATACGAGGGCAGCGACCAGACCGGACATAACAAGACCGGTGGTGCCACGCTCCCCATCCACGAGAAAGTTGGGAATAGTCGTCCCAAGCTTCCCCTGGACGGGTTCGCTGAACGCCACAGAGGCGGCGAACGCCACCATAAGAGCCTGCATCTGCTCATCCGTGAGGTTCATGGGGTTCTGGGAATCAGCCTTGGCGGGCTGGGTGGCGGGTGGTGGACCCTGGGGCTGCATCATCATCGCAGCACCCTGATTGGGGGGCATCTGGGACGGCATCATCTGCGGCGGCGGACCCTGCATCTCCTCGTGCGAAAGAACCTCATCGATTGGCGTTGAATCCATCATTTCTCTGTTATCTGTTATACTATCTGTAGGATTTTTTGGTGGCGGTCCAAACGCTGCGGTCGGCTGTTCACGCACCGGTCGGCTGCTCTGGGACATCGTGGGTGGCGGGGGTTCCGCCTGCCCGAACGGAACCATGCCCTCTCCTGAGTCCTGAAGATTCATCGTTATCGGCTGACCTGCACCTGCCATGTGGTCTGATATATCGAATCAATCTTTTTTAAAGTTTTCAGCGCATACGTGTGTAGAGAATAATGCAGATCTTCGTAAAAACGCTCACTGGTAAGACCATCACATTGGAGGTGGAGTCATCTGACACTATCGACAATGTGAAGGCAAAGATTCAGGACAAGGAGGGCATCCCACCTGATCAGCAGCGCCTCATCTTCGCAGGGAAGCAATTAGAGGATGGACGGGTGTTGGCGGACTATAATATTCAAAAAGAAAGTACGCTTCATCTCGTGCTTCGTCTCCGTGGCGGGCAAATTATTAGGCAGTTCATCTGTCGTATGTTCAAGACACCTCCCACCTTTCCAATGCTGGGGAGGTGGTCCCTGAAGCACAAGTGTTCGAGTGAGGAAATTGTCGTGTTCAACGCAAACCGTGATCACTGCGGGGACAAGATATGTGGGAACCAAGAGGAGTACAAGAAGATGGCGCCTAGGAAAGTTTCGTGACTTTCGCAGCGGTCGTCGAAGGCTTGGCTGGACCCTTCTGGGCGTGATTGGGGTCATACCTCTGTTTGTGCATGCTCCACAATTGGGGCGAACAGCACTTGAAATTCTTGCGGATTGCAGCCCTGTACCAGAACACACAGTCTTCGATCTTGTTGGAGTGTTTGGTGTTGTCTAGAACCAGACATTCATAATTCTCCGTGCACGCATCCATGACCTTCTGGAACATCTGGAAGTGTGGAAAGATACCAAAGAATGCCTTGTAGAGCTTTTCTCTGTTCTGCACGATATTCTCGCGAAGGATGAAAACGTAATCGACGTTTGCTCTGAGATCTGGGGTCAGATCCATACAATACTGCATCGACAGCATGAAGAAGATCTTCCAGTGTCGACCGTTCATAAAGCACTGGCGGATGCACACATCCTTCATGAACTTGCGGTCGTACATACAGTCGTCCAGTAATAGGAATGCCCCAGGTGGTGTCTTATTCTTGATGGCGATGGATTTCTGGCGGTCCAGAACCCTCTCTATCGCATCTCTGTCATAGTCTCCGTATATACACAGGTCAGGGACAAATGATTTGTAGTGGTGATTGCCATCCTCCGTCGCAGACATTACGATGCCTGCTGGGAGGTGTTTCTTGTAGTACAGAACATCTGTAATCAGCGTGGACTTACCGGTCCCACGCTTGCCGATGAATACACACACCTTGTCATCCGCCATGGTGCGAGGGTCGAACTTCTTGAGCTGTATGTTCATAACGCTCTCTGCTATCCTCAATGAGTTTTTTGCCTGAAAATAATCCGCAGGTATAACAGAATGGCGAGTGGCCGTGTGGAGCTCGTTAGCACTGGCGTGCAGGATCAGTATATCACTGACCTCCCCACATTCACCTACTTTCACAAGCAGTATCGGCGGCACACCCGCTTCTCCACTGACACCATCATGAACTCCTTCGAGGGCGAGATGAACTTCGGTGGAACTCTCAGATGTATCATCCCTCGCAAGGGAGATCTCATAAAGACCATATACATCAAACTCAACCTTCCTATCCTGGCGGGCGCAGACTCGTCAGACTCCGTGGGGTATACAGATGGCATTGGGCACGCCATCATCGAATACGCAGATCTCCTGATTGGTGGGCAGACCGTGGAGAGGATTACATCCGAGACGATGGAGATCTATAACGAACTATACACCAGCGACTCTCACCAAGAGGCTCTGAAGCACACCGTGGGAAAGACGGGGACTCTGACAGGTCTGGGACCCGCATCAGGGACCGTGGTGGGCGAGTACGGCACCTACCCCCGCCAGTTCCTGGTAGCACTCCCCTTTTACTTCTTCCGCAATCCGAGCATGGCAATCCCCCTATGCGCTCTGGATAAGCATGATGTTGAGGTGGTCGTGAAACTCAGGGAACTCTCGAAGGTTGTGACGGCAGCCAGTCTCACGGAACAGCAACTTCAAGCGCTGAACATCGGAACCTCGAGCGTCACGGACGTCGTCCCAGATTTTGCTGCAAATGTCGCCATCCAGAGCGCTGTCTTGAGTCTCCAGAGTTCAGGAGACGTCCCAGGCACCGAGAATGTCCCCCCGAGCACTCTGGTCCCCAACGTCCCCCTGAAATTGGCAGGTAGTTCCCAGAGCGAAGTCGAAGTGTCAGTGCACGAGATCCCTTCAGGTATCACCGGATACGGTGTGCAGACCTCGGACGTCATCAAGACGTATGAAACCACGTGGCGTTCCAAGACGGGACAGTTCCCAAACCCCGATGGTGTGTACGGGGATTACCCCATTTCCATCATCAACAACGGAGTGTATGACAACCTGACAAACACAAACGTCAACTCAACGTCAATTCACGTCACCCCAGTCACAGACGGCAACGGAGACCCGTACTTTGACATCGCCCTCTTCAACATCAACGACGTTCCCGGCGAAAGCACAAAGTCCCTGGCGAAGTTCCTGACCACCAACGTCCCATCGTACCCACCGGTGGGTGCAATGATTACAGAGCCGACTGGGTGGTATCACATCATCCTCCAGATTGACCCAGACAACAAGACGCTGACCCTCCACGTCAACGGTGCGGAGGTGGCTACGGACGTCTCGTTTGTTGTGCAGTCCCTGGTTCCCGCCTACCACTATGTGATTTACGGAACTGATTTTGATTACCCCCACTCATCTTTCACATTTGATGACGGTGTGACGAGACTGTACCCCAAGGTGCAACTGGGTGCACTGGGAGTATTCTCGGGTGACACCACGGTGACCGAGTGTCGCACCCAGGCAGACCTGGATGACCCCACGAACAAGCTCAGGGGGACGGATCTCCACAGGTTCAACATTGCCAACACGTTCGAGGAGTATCAGGGGCAGAACGGTGGGTCGTACGCACCCAGGTGGTTGCCATTTTTCACAGACATTGGCACGAATGGTAATCTCACTGGATTGGTAAATGCGTCTAGCACTCCCGCAAAGGAAGCAGCGTATGATGTGGACTTCATGTGCACTCACAACCCCATCCCCCGCCTGGATGTCGGCGACAAGTTCATCTTCCTGTATACATCTTCCCAGCAGAACGGCGGAGGCGGGACGTCAGGTGGTGGGAACTTTCCCAGTGGCTCCGCCCCGGGACACACATACAACCTGAACACAAACTTCCGCTTCCACGTGTGGGAGGGTACCACAAAGTTTACCCTCCCCTCTGACGGATCCACGGACTGCCAGACGTTCCTGGAAAGCCTGCACGCCTGGGGGACACCGCGATTCGTGGTGTCTGGCGCCGACCCGAACCTCTCCCTGGGTACAACCCAGTACACCCTGGTATCTGACTCTGGGAACGGTGGGATTCTCATGAAAGGCAGGTACGCTACTGTCCCCGTTTCCGTACCCGTGATATCCACCATAGTCATCCGCCGCCCCGCTGGTGCCACCTGGAACCAGAGCCTCTTCATTAGGGATATTGTCATCACACTGAACGACGGTCTGAAGGTGACCCACGTGAAGGATCTGGTGGTTCATGACACCGACACTCTCCACAACCAGAATATGATTGGGGTGGCAAATGACGTCACCGATGGGGTTGCAACCTACGACGCCAGCACGTGGCTGATGAGCGTGTTCGATCAGCGCGATCAGACGACCGAGCCGCAGACGGGGTCGTTCAGTACCGGTCTCGGGTTTAATCTGTCTCAGAGCGCCCCTGATTCCGACCTGGCAACCATCAGGTTCTACGGGACCCCCGCACAGGTGGAGGTAATCTTCAAAGATGCGGGATACCAACAGTCCTCGGAGTTTGTGGTGAACGGTGAAACATTCCCGGTTTCCGATCTCAGTGGGGGTGTCATCACCGGTTCCTCATCGACCGTAACCCTGAGCACACCCAATGCGGGGCAGAATGCGGTGGTGCAGCCCGTCGAGTCGGACTCCGGCTCGCGGTTCATATCAACGGCGCTGTCCTCTAGTGCGGCGTCCGCATCCTTTCAGTACTTCGAAACTCGAGGATACTTCAATACCCTGTCGCCAGCGGAGATTGCCACGCGTATCACAGCGGCGTCCTCGTCCACCTTCTACAGCACCGTCATCGATCTTGGGAGTATCGTGGTGGATCCAGCGTCTGATCTGAGCGCCGATGGGCGTTTCAGGTGCGAGATGCCTGTGGAGTACGTCTATGTGACCCAGTCAGAGATTGAATTTTTCAAGTCTCGTGGTATCGACTATCTGATTACTCAGACCCAAATGAGTGCCATCAAGGTCTCGGCGAACGAAGTGTTGGCGCGCGCTCGCCTCGGGTTTACCAATCCCTGCAAGGAGTTGTGGATGACCGTCCAGACCAACTCGAACGTCACAGAGCAGAACGACTTATTCAACTACACAAACCACCGATACCTCTACAACCCCAAGTATCAACAACTGCTGAGCATGAACTTGGATTTCAACCACGAGACTCGGATCTCGAGTGAGGTGGCTGACACGAACCTCTTGAGGTATATGCAGCCCATGAGGCATCACACCAGAGTCCCCACCCGTGACATCTACTGCTACAGCTTTGCCCTCAACCCAGAGAGTGATACCCCGAGCGGTCAGATTAACATGAGCAGGGTGCTCAACAAGGACATGACCCTCAACCTGACACCCACCGACAAGGCGAGGACGGTCAGGATATACGCCAGGGTGTACAACATCCTCAGGATACAGCACGGACTGGGTGGTGTCATATTCAACGACGTTTCACCTAATTAAGGGTACGAGGCTACATATATCAAAAGGAGATGGAGGAACAAATCATCGAGACAGCAATTGAAGGCTTTACCCCGGTCATGGAGGCGGCAGTCATACTGGCGGGGGAATATTGCAAGGCGTGTGGTAGATCCACCATGACTTCAGTGGACATGCAATACGCCTTGCGATACTCGGCTCGCAATGTTACAGGACGGACCCAGGGCACTCTGTTCCCTGAACTCCAAGATGAGGATGAGGATGAGGATAGTGGATCTGACATCGAGGAGGTCGATGAAGATGATGAACCATTCACGCGTTATCAGGGAACCGATCCTCAGATGGTGGCACTCAACGAGTGTTATGACACGTGGCACACTTGGGAGCCTGCGTCTCTTATGGAGCAAATGATAAAATCGTCTATAGACAAGATAGGGGGCGAATGAAACCCCTGAAGAAGGTCGGCAAGACTGACCCCAAGGGGTGGCAAAATCCACAGGACGGTTCATTTCCCATCATACCAGAACCAGACGATAACAATGAATTGCCTGTACCATACTATGACTCTGACGACTACGACGATGACGATTCAGAGATTACTCACGATGAAAGTTATGGCGACACAGACACAGATTACGCATCTGACACCAGCAGCATATCACGCCAGAAGCATAAGGTTTATGTAAAGCCACCATTGACATCATACAAGACTGTTGTTAAAGAGGAACTTGATTTTCTCGACGAATAAATTTCTCAGCTGAAAGTATATATTGAAAATGATTAAGGCTGTCGTTAACCAGCTCGAGTCTCAGTCCCTTAACTCCATCGTGGCGGGCTTCAGCTTTGCCTCTGCCATCGCGTGGATGGACGTCGTCCGCGCGCTGGTGTCCGTGCTGATCTCCAGCAACCGTCAGACCCCGGGTGCCCTCGCCATCACGGCGACCCTCACGACGGTCCTGTCCATCCTGGTGTTCATGCTTGTGTCCCGCCTGTCGCCGGGTGTGAAGAAGCCGCGCTCCCCGGTGTACGCTGTTGCCCGTTAAACATCAGCAGAGCACCCAACCCCATTATAAGAATAGCAAACACCGCAGCAATCTTATACTCCCTTCGAATGTAAACTCGCTCTGGAAAATCCAATAGGGGAGGATCAACAGGCGGGGGGAGTTTACCAGGGTCTAGTATATCTTCATATACAGTATTCTTTTTTGTATGGTCACATTCAATTGCAAACTTGATCAGTATGTTCGAGTTTCTCAGGTCGTATTGAAACAATCTATTTCCGTTGTTCCAATAAAGCCTCAGGCGACCCGATGTCATGGTGGGTATGTTGACCTCCAACTTCCTGACCAGCACTTCACCATTTTTCATTGCTAGTGTGTTCTGACTGGGATCCACCAGTATCCTGCCGAAAAACATGGCGTGATCGGAGTTCAGGAAGACCGGCTCCGTCAGGTCGTCCTCACCGTGTGTCAGGCGGAGAAAGAGGCTGCGAACAGTTGTGGTTAGGTTCACCACACCAGACCGGAGTTCCCACGTTCCAGGAGAGGTTTCGGTCGCCTGAACGTCCGCACCCGTAAACCCCAGAAGGTTGGCAGCTGGTCCATACCCATCCAGATACTCCGCAGTCTCCCAGTTGAACTCGAAGGCGGTCACTCCTGTAAACACCAGGTTCCTATGATCGGTGTCATAGGTCACGGTGAGCCCGGTGACTGTCTGCACATGCGCCGCAAGATCCACGGGGTTCGATATGAACCTATCATTTTCCAGGAACACAGACGGGTTCCCTGCACCGAGTGGTATTGCCCGATTACCGTTAACCAGTGTGGGTTGACTAAGAGGGATTTGCGCGGCTACAACGGCAATTTCGCTGACGTTGTACACGGGTGTGTTGAATGCCCTTTCAAAATCCTGAGGATTCGGCCAGACACTAAGATCCCTTTCTGAACTATCGAATGTGACAATATGTCGCATCGTCTACAATAAGTGAGTAAATTTTATGGACCCCCGCCAACGTGGTGAGCGAGTGGGTTGTTCTGGAGCACATTGTGTGCAATATCCAGGCTGCCCGCACCCATGACACGCTCGTCCATGATGCCCTTGAACGCGTTGTTATTCTGCTTACCCAGGGGAGCGTACTGCTGGAAGCGACGACCCGGGTCGGCAACCCCGAGGCGACCGTCAGTGCGAGACTGGTCGAAGCGGTTTGCCGTGATGAGACCCGCCGTCTTCTGGGCGCTCTCTCGGACGTTCATCCTACCGCCGTTCCCCTGGCGATGCCCCTGCCCACGGCGATCCGCCGCCCTGATGTCATTGGGGGTGTTCTGATACCCGTGCGTCCACGAGGAGATCCCTGGGGCGGCGTTGTCCACGTGCACGAACGTGTGGGAGTTGAGGTCCGACTTGTTTCGGGTGGGATCCTGGGACGACTGGGAGGCAGAGACGGTGCTCCTGGCGGGTGCAAAACCCAGACCGTCCCCGCGGTACCCTGTGGTGCTACGCGCCGTGACCCTCTTGGTCCTCTCATACTCCTCGCGCACCCGGACGCCGCTGAGGTTTCCGCCCTGCCCCGACGCCCGCCCCGGCTGGGGTGGGCGGCGCTCGGGGAGGTAGGCGGTAGTCTCGGGCTTGTGGTGGGTCAGGTCCCCCACGGTCCCCGTCTGCTTGTTGAGGGCGTGTCCGTGATTGATCCTACCTGGGAGATGGGTCAACTTGTACTCACCCACATTGATGGGATTGACACGGTACATCTGCTGGTATCCACCGTAGGCTGGGACATTCGGGTCGACACCCAGACCTGGACCCACCAACTCCTTCGTGCTGGGCGACAGGTTGTTCATCTTCCCGCTGATGTATTGACGATCTCGGAAATCCTTGACGGGTTCACCATTCACGTTGGTCATCGGCGCTATAACTGAAAATGATGGATGTTCCATCTTCATCTGATCAAACTTGTTCAAAGGGGGAGCAGCTGCAGTCTCTCCCATTTCGTATCTTGCGTTGAGCAATTCTGTGACATTCTGGCGGTTAGCGTGAGGAGCGGGAGGAGGCTCTTGTGGAACGGGCTTCCTATCACTCAACTGCTTCCCGGCAAAAGCCAGAGCGAAAATTGCGGCTATGGACAACGGATCAGCCATTATTACAATTCATATAGATTATTATTTACTGACGAGGACAATACCTCTGGCTGAAGGATGCGTTCTGAATGTCCGAGCGGGTTGAACTGGGGTAGGAAGTTCGCACCTTGACGGGGGCGGCGCAGGACATGTCCTGATGCGGGTGGAACTGGCGATCGCTCTGAACCAGCACCCTGCCGAAACGAGTGGTGCTCTGAGGTCGCAGGCGATCCTGGACGTCCACGAGTTCCGAAGGGGCGCCTTTTCCCGCGTAATAAGGGGCAGTGCCGTGGAGCTCCGTGTTGGGGCGGCACGGACCGCAGTTCTGCGGGGTGTTTACAGGCTGTGGGTACATGAAGAAGTTGTCGGTGGCGCACTGCACGGGGGCGCTCCCAGCGTCAACTTGAACAGGCGAAGTGCTCAATTGATATGCCATGTATGGTTCTGTTATATCTTGAGAATTAAATCAGCGACGGTCTCCAGTCTCAGCGAGACCTCGGAAGTTGTCGAGCTGCACACCACGAACGTCGGGGCTACACACACTCTGATCGTTCCTGCAAAGGGGCGAAAACTTCTTACCGTAGCACCACTCCGCAAAGTCCGTCTGGGCACCTGGGACGGTGCTGACGGGCATGGTCACGAACTGGCGGGAGGCGGCGTTCCTCTGGTGCTCAGGAAGGGACGACCTACTGCGCCCAGCGTCAAAGGGGATCAGGTTATCCAGGTTGTCAATAACCTCCTTGCGCACCGTGGGGTAGAAACACGCCGGAGGAGGGGATGGCTTGCCAAACTCCGCAACAGTGATGTTTGCCATGGGGTTATCAGATGTGGGGCGGCGGCAACTCTGGGCCGCCTCCTCACCTGGAGCCGCCTGAATCGACGAACTCCCCTTAATGGCACCGTTGCTGTAAAGCACCCACAACCCAATAATAACCATCGACGTCAGGATAAAGACCCGCTCATCACGGCGGAATGCGTATGTAATCAAGGTGCTATAGAGGATGAAGCGAGTCGCTGCGTTCACTCGCTCTGCTGGATCCTGCTCCTTGGTGGGCCAGAAATTCAAGAGTTGATCGTTTTCCATCAACTCATGAGGATTATCAAACCAAACTGGTGTTTCACCGTCCATTGTCTATATTGTGATATACGAAGATTTTACTTCTGAAGGTTTCCGAGAAGACCACCCAACATCTTCATCAGATCACCCTCCGATTGCTCACCAGATGCAATCTGCCCCGCCGTCTTCTCCGCCACACCCTCGATAGCAGCCAGGGTATCGGCTGGGAGTGCGGTGATGGTCATACCCAGCATAGTCAACGTCTGCAGATACTGCCAGATACAAGCACGAGTGTTGTCGGAACAATCCGCCCAATTCTTGCCAATGTTCAGTTCACCCAAAGATCGAAGATCATCACCCAGCAGAACACTCTCATCCTTTGCCATGATCCGCTCCTGAAGAGGAGTTGCGATCATCATGAAGTTCTCAACCACCTTGCGGGGGTTGGATTTGCGAAGGAGGTCGAATGCCGACTCGTATTTCCTGATACCCTTTTCCTCCGGGAACGTCTGTGTAAGTTCTGAGAGAAACTGAGAGAGCATGTCATTGAATGCACCGACAGATGCCATCGTATGATTTGTAATCTATAGTATGAAAACTTTAATAAGGATCTGACGAGATTTTTTCTTTGCTACCAACTCCATTAGCCATGATGAAGTACACCATCAAGGCGTTGAGCATGGCAGGCTTGGTGTACTGCGACGGTTGAAGCTTTCCCTCGTTGTTCATCTTAGCTCGCATGTGGATGTAGCCAGCGGTGATGAGCCCTGCCGCCATCGCCGCTCCAAAGGGGTCCCTAAGCTGTTCAGAGATGTCCATAATTACAGTTTACTCAGATTATTTTGGAGGAGCACCTGGTGCTAAGTCTCCATCGTCTTCCTCATCTTCGTCATCGAAACCCTCCTCGTCCACACCCCTTTGACCTTCGAGAGGGATGTCGCGAACCTCGGGGGCTCCACCAACCGCTGGGGCTGGAGTGGGACCCTCCATCTCCCCTGAGGGTTCCGGCTCCTCCACGGGTTCCTCCGGTTCCTCCGGTTCCTCCGGCTCCTCCTCTTCGTCCGAAAGTGCGCCACCCGCTTCGAAACCGACATACTCTGAGTCCTCACGGGTGCCGATGTTCGTCTTGAGAATTTCCTGAATCGGAACCATATTCTTGACGGTCAGGTGGATCGCATCGTTGAATCGAGCCATCAGCTTGATGTCCCTGTCGTATTCGTTCCCCTCCTCCTGGAATATATACGGATCCTTGAACAAGTCACGGGCTGCATTCTCATAACATCCCTGAATGAACGTCTCGTTGGGGGGAATCTTGACATTGATCTTCTTCTTCTCTGCAGAAAGGCGAACAGATGCCAGGATCTTGACACTACTCACGAACACCGCCGCCAGTAGATCGCTATACCACGAACACGCGTTGTTGATGGTGTCAGAGTGTCCCTTGACGATGTTGCTGTTCCACTCCTTCACGTCCCTCAGCAACTCCTGGAACTTCTTGAGCACCTGCTTGCCTTTTGAAAGCTGAACCGCCTTGTCATACATCTCTTGGAACACAACGACCATATGGGGAGCCATGATTTCTGCCAGTTGCTGGCGATACTCGTCACGGGCAACTGTTAGGATATCCATTAAACTTTGCAACTATTTTCTCTGCTTCAATCTCTCCGCAGTCTTGCGCAGGTTTATGAAACTACTGAAATCGGAATCGTCTGCAACGGGGGTGTCAGCTTGCGGCGTCGGTGGTTCCACCGTCTTCTGAGTTGTTCCGCGTTCTCTCTCCCATGAAATGACGATCTCCCACCCCTGTATGTGGCGAGCACTAAACCCGCCATTCTGAAACTGACGCGTGATATAAGTCAACGCTTTCCCCCTATCAAAAGATGGCATACCCAGTACGAATGAAGGTATCTCAAATGTTGCGTAATGGATGCCCACGTCAACAGCTCTACTAACCTTCCTCGTAGCCTGTTCGTAGATCTCCTTGTATATGACCTTTCTAACCTCGAGGCGTTTGTCCTCCCTGGCGTGGATATCATTCACGTTCATCCTATAATAATCATATTTAAATCTTTACGTCCCTAAGCGCATCCGCAGTCGGAAGGGTCTCCACCACCTCGCCGTACTGGAACATGGGCTTGGTGAACGAGGTGGTTTCATCGGTCTTGGTGCTCTGGGTGGCTGCACCCAGCAACTTGCCAGTCCGGGAGTCCACCATGGACTGGACGACCACACCGGTCGGGAAGCCGGTGTCATACCTGACGAACGTGAATGAACACTTGTAGTTGTCACCCACCTTGTTGATGGAGTTGGTCTCGATGGGAAACAGACATTCGTTGGGAAAGGCGGATGCCGTGGCCCTGACCAGGGTCTGGATAAGGTCAGGTGTGGCGTTCGTCACCTTTTCCTCCACCACCCCAGCTGGGGCGCTCATGGTTCCCACACTAGATGGGAGAGCCTTGCTCCGCTTGAACCCAGATCCTCCGAACAGTTCGTAAGCCTCCTTCTTCGCCTTCGGGTTATTGCACAAGAATAATATGACTAAGATAAGTGCGACAATGTACATCATTATTATTTAGACAGAGAATAATATATGGCTCTGTTATTCTACAGTGACCGTTGCTCTCACAGCTCCGACTTGTCCAAGTGGCTTGACAAACACCCACAGATCAGCAAGATGATCCGCCGTCACAACGTGACTGTGCACGGGGTTCCCCAGAAATTCAGAAACACGGTGAAGAGCGTTCCCACCATAATGACCCAGCAGGGGCAGGTGATGGTGGGTAAGCAGTGTATCGCCTGGGTGAACAGTCTCATCCCTCCACAAGAGGTTGGAGGTATGGGTGGGTATGCTGGGCTGACGAACCTCGAGGACGATTCGGGTGGTGTTGGGATGTTTACCCTCGACAACTACGGACAGTCCATCCAGCCCCAGATAACTGCAGAGTTGGAGGCTAGAATCAACTCCACAGTCACCGATGCATATCAGGCTATGCAAAGTTCATTAAAGAATACTGATTAGAAGTCAGTAGAACGATGTTCCTGCGAACCGTACAAGCAACCGCATTCCGATCGATTTTCGAAGTGCTCAAGGATGTACTCCACGACGTAAACATTGTATTTGATGACACGGGCGTCAAGATCCTCACCTTGGATACGTCAAAGGTGACGCTCATCGATCTTCACTTGCCTGCTGAGAATTTCGAGGAGTATACCCCTCCGGCATCTGGATCCAAGGAGGTGGCGGGAATCAACATGACGAACATGTTCAAGCTCCTCAAGATCATCGGGAACAACGACATCCTCACAATGTCCATCACCACCACCGACAAGATAGACATAACAGTGGAGAACGCCGAGAAGAGGTCGAAGACCCAATTCACCCTGAACCTCCTTGATATAAACGAGGACTTCTTCGAAAGCCCAGAGACCCCACCTGACCTGGTGGAAACCGTCATACCCTCAGGGGACTTTCAGCGCATATGTAGGGATATGGGGAACATCGCAAAGAAGGTTTCCATATCTCGACACACGGATAAATTAACCATCGCCTGTCAGGGGGACTTTGCCAGCCAAAGCACGGAGATCCAATTCCCAGATAATGTGGAACAATCCATGGATGGAACATACAGCCTGAAGTATCTCAATCTGTTCACGAAGGCGACGGGGTTATCAAGCAACGTGGTCCTCCGACAGACGGCGTCGGTGAATTTCCTCGTCCTGAACTACTCAGTCGCTAATCTGGGATATCTGGACTTCTACTTGGCTTCTGATGTGGAATTGGAAGATATGTAAAAGGTCTCATCCGCATCCACCGTCCTGACTCCACCCAGGACATCGGTCATAATGACGTTAGAACAACTACTACCAAACACATCCCTCGGTGAGAAGCGGCGCTGATGCCAGTCTCCCCGAGGTCCAGCCATTCGCTTGATATCTCGGGTCACGTCACACTTTCGGTCTAGATTCCCCTTGATGACCACGTCCGCTGACTTGATGGCAGGACGGAAGCCCATCTCTCTCGGAGGAGACACCGGTGGCCACATGGGCTTCAGAGACCGTGAGACGTATGTATACACCTTGTTGTTATACAAGTAGTTGACACTGTGAATCGCATTGGTCGCATCGATTCGGTTACGGGTAGTACCCCACACGAGCCCAAACGGACCTGCATACAGTCTCACTGGTCCCTCTATAGTCACCTTGCGGGATATGATCATAAAGTTCATCATAGTCTGGAAGAAGTTGATGATAGTTAGCATAAACTCTTTCATATTCATCATCACTACTCAAATAAAGGTGTCAGTCTTTATATGCGTAATGGATACCAATTTCCACGCACGGTATGAATCTAAGTTGAACGAATTAGAAGGGGATGAGCTCGTCGAGTATATGATCAAGTGCCTTCCGTTTATCAATAAGTATAGCGGGCTGGATCCGACGGAGAAGGAGAAGTCCTTGTTCGGTGCTACACGTAAGGGTGGTATCAAGAAGAGCGACATCTTTAATGAATATCTGGAACAAGTCGAGAATGTTCGGGGTAGTGCATCACAACAACCTGTGAGCAAATACACACACAACACCATCCTCCAACCGTGCGACGCCTGCAACAGTTCTAACGTGTTTTTGGATCACGTGGGGTGGGTGGAGATTTGTCAAAGTTGTGGTGTGTGCAGACAGCACCAAGGGTATGAAATGTCATACAAGGACGAACAGGAACACCCGGATCGTAACGTTAACTATTCTTACAAGCGGTCCAACCACTTCCAGGAATGGCTCAACCAACTCCAGGCTGAGGAGACCACCACCATTCCACCCGAAGTCGTTGACGTGTTGAGGATCGAGTTCCGCAAGGAGAGAACCAAGGCGGTGGACTCCATCACACACGCCAAGGTTCGCTCATTCCTGAAAAAGTTGAGACTCAACAAGTATTACGAACACGTTCCATACATCACAAACATCCTCAGTGGCATACCACCCATGAAAATGCCAGGCACTCTGCAGGAGAGGCTGAAGAATATGTTCAACGAAATACAATCACCCTTTGACAAGCATTGCCCTCCAGACCGCAAGAATTTCCTGTCATACTCCTACGTGCTTTACAAGTTCTGTGAGTTATTGTCAGAGGATCAGTATCTGATTTACTTTCCCCTACTCAAGTCTAGGGACAAGTTAGCGTCTCAAGACTCCATATGGAGGAACATTTGCAAGGAACTGATGTGGGAATTTATCCCCACTGTGTGATTTCAGAATTGGGCGTAATTCATCCCCCGCCCGCGCCTCCCTTGAGACATCATCATCGCCATTCCCGCATTTTTACCACCTCCACTCCTAAAATTTATATACAATCCTATCAATAAAATCACTATAACCAACCCTATTATAAAACCCGGACTATTAAGAATCCCTGTTATACCGTCAAAAAACGTGCCCACCACATCTGCAACTCCCTTGCTTTCCTTTTCGACGTCTGTCGTGGCTTTTAACACAGTTGACATGTCGATCGTTAAATCGCTAACCTGTTCCGAAATCATATTTGTGATATTCTCAACCAGTACGTCAACTGCGATATCCTGCGTGGCAACTAGGCACGGTGGTGCTTTTCCATCGACCTTACACGCATTCAATAACAATGCTACATTTGCAGGATTTTCCACACCCTCGATGCCACACGGGTCGACACTGATATCTTCCCAGTTTTGACTATTTGCGCTTTTCACAAAAGCTTGCGCTTCATTTACAGTTTCTTCTAAAAAATCAGTTGTGACAATTTTTTTGTATTCTTGCTTGATCAGTGTACTGACTTCGGTATTCTTGTCACTAAAATCTCCCCACCCCGCGCCCATCTCAGAAGTTTCTTTCACTTTCTGATCTATATCCGCGTCTACACTTTCATGTATCGCAGACGCAAGGTTTTTTATGTCGCTCTTTTGGAAATTTACGCTGACTGCGACGTCTCCAGATATAGTTTGGTTTGCTTGAATTGTCCCTCCCCTGCAAGAAATACCTTTAAATTTCATGTTATTCTTGTTCTCCACGATGACGTTAGTCTCATTTCTCGTCTTTGATACGGCATTTGTTACATTTTTGTTGAGAGATTTCAGGTCAAACTCGTCCCTGACTTTCAAGGTGCTACTGCCTCCTCCCATTGGTGTATATCATATAATGCGAAAAAATTCTATAGAGATTTTCACAGTACTACTTAAAGGTTCACCACTATATGTACAAAACCAATGAAGGCATTGTCTATACGTCCATACATCACTTTCAATCGCCGCCATGTCAAGCCTCGTAGAACTTCCACGGTGCCTCGGGTGTCTACTTATTCTGACTTCATGTCACTGGTCGAGTCAGATAGCATCACCAACGTCGCAATCTTCCCAGGGAAATCTGACATCCAATTTCTCAGAGAGGATGGTGTCTCCGACACCGCAAAGGTTTTCATAAACGACACGCTCCTGCAGACCATGCGGGATCACAACGTCAATATCCTGCTCACCAACCCCCCTACCACCGTGGGGGAGATGGTGTCCAACGGATTCATGGTCCTCCTCGTCTTTACAGCCGTGAGCTTTGTGATCCAGATGATGCGCCAAGGTGGTGGTGGTCGCTCGCTGACGCCTCCTGGACTTGGCAATAAATTTGAGGTCATCGGCGAGGTTGAAACCCGATTTTCGGATGTTGCCGGTATCGATCAGGAGTTGCAGGAGGTCAAGGAGATTGTAGACTTCCTCAAGACCCCTGAGGTGTTCGTGGAGGCTGGGGCTCGCATCCCCACCGGCTGCCTCCTCTGCGGACCACCTGGGACGGGCAAGACCCTCCTGGCTCGAGCAATCGCTGGTGAGGCGGGGGTCCCCTTCATCGCCACATCCGCCTCGGAGTTCGTGGAGCTGTTCGTGGGGCTGGGAGCATCCAGGGTGCGCCAGCTGTTCGACCTCGCCCGCAAGAATGCCCCCTGCATCATCTTCGTGGATGAGTTGGACGCACTGGCAAAGGTGCGTTCCGCCGACCCAGTGGGCAACAACAACGACGAGCGGGAGCAGACCCTCAACCAGTTGCTGACTGAACTGGACGGGTTCAATCAGGACGACGGGGGCATCATCATGCTGGGGGCAACCAACCGCCCCGATACCATCGATCCAGCGGTGCTCCGCCCGGGGCGCTTCGACCGCCGGGTGGAGGTGGGTCTCCCAGGGCTTGAGAGCAGGGAGAAGATCCTGGGGGTTCACAGCACGGGCAAGAAGTTGGAGGAGGGTATCAGCCTCCAAGACCTGGCTCAGCTCACCCCAGGGTTCAACGGCGCAGAGTTGCAGTCCCTCATGAACGAGTCGGCAATCTACGCTGCCAGGGACAAGCGGACCATCATCTCCCAGGAGGATGTGGACAACGCCTACGAGAAGGTGACCCTGGGGCTTCCCAAGACTGGCGAGATCTCCGAGGACCGCAACGAGCTGGTGGCATACCACGAGGCGGGGCATGCCATCATGGGTGTCCTGTGCCAGCAACGGGTGGGCAAGGTGACCATCATCCCCCGTGGGAACGCGGGGGGCTTCACCCAGTTCATCCCTGACGAGGACAACGACCTCCCGACCCGCGAGGCGATGCTGGGGCGGCTGAAGGTTGCCATGGGTGGCAGGGCTGCGGAGGAGATTGTCTACGGCAAGTCCATGATAACCTCGGGAGCCCAGGGAGACCTACAGCAGGCGACCCAGTTGGCGTACCAGATGGTGGAACAGTTTGGGTTCGGGGCTTCCGTGGGTCCCATGGCGGTTGTGGATGACTGCTCGCAGGCTCAGAAGGCTCTGGTGGACGAGGAGGTCCAGAGCATTCTGAGTGGTATCTACCAGGAGGTGGTGCAGGACTTGTGGTGCTTCCGCGGCCAGTTGGAGGAGGTGAAGGAAATGCTGGTGTCCTATGGGACTATAAGGGGTGATGCGGTTGAGGGGCTGGTCATGAAAGCTGTGCCTATAGAGTAAATTAGGGCGCTGGGAGTGGGTCGGGGATACTGCCGTAGAAGTATGCGATTTGCCGGTCGGTCTGGTCGTGCCTCACGAGGAGGTGCTGGGTGGATGGGTCAAAGACTCCAAGGCTGTTGTCCCTCGCAACCACATCGGTATAATTCACATATTCATTACCAACAATCAAAGCAATCCACTCCGTCTCCTGTGATAAGTCGTTGTGGATGTATTTGTATGAGAGCGTTGCCCCTGCGTCTTGGGTGTATGCGGATATCCCATACCAGACAGGGAAAGAAGGATTACCACTTGTCGCTAAGAAGGCACGAGGGGTGGATACGAGTTGCGGAGTTGATACAGAATTGAAATGAACCACCTGATTACCATTCACGGGGAATATCACACTGAAGGCTGAGGTGGTGATGCCCTCTGCGGGGACTGCCTGGTACTTGTAGAAGGTGGTGGTGGACTCGGGAACCGCCGAAGCCGTTCGAGTGGTGGGGATTGCCACGAAGTCCGAGGTCCCGGGGTGAGCATCTCGGGTGGGGAGCTGCGGTCGCCACCACGGAAGAAGAATGTGTTGAGGTTCGTCAGCGCTGCACCGGATACCCCCTGTGCATCGATGGCTGTTGCCATCTCGGTGGTGAACATCTTCTCAAGCTCCACGGGGTTCCCAAAGTCACTCTGGATGGCGGTGGCAACATCGGATGTCTCGGTCTCCACGGCAGTCTGGAACTTTGCGGACCCATCCACGACCGTCAGGGTGATGTCGCTCACCTGAACCCCGAAGCGGGTTGCCAGCATCTGCTTGAAAGCTGCTAGGATCTCCGCAGAGTTGGGGGAGGCGTTGAAGGTGGCGGCGTCCGCAAAGGAGTGGAATGCCACCTCGAAGCTCTCGGTGCTTGTGAGGTCCTGGGTGACCGTAAAGTCCGCCACCTCCACCCCGAAGGTGTCGGAGAGCATGTTAAAGAAGGCGGAGACGTTGCGGCGGCTCACACCCTGCTCGAACAGGAGGTTCATAATAGTAGTGTGAGTTCTCCTCGTATGAACCGAAGCGGTACATCGCTTTCCTAAAACTGGTGGAAAGCGTCGCTGCCTTGGAAGTGTTCTTGCGACCCATTGCTATATATTAGACTGACAAATAAATGTATGTAGGCACTTAAGGTTTCAGGGTTATACTAATAAAAGAGATGGATAGTGCCAAGTCTTTTCTAGAGCGTCAGGACCTTCAGTACCTATCCAACTGCTTTCATGCGCTTAAAAAGTCCATGACAGGAGATGGATGTGGGATGCGCGGTGGTGCTATCCGTGACGACTTCCTTGGGGAATACTTCGAGGGTGCGAAAGAGTATCAGGAGTATCACGTGGGTGAGGCTGACCTCAAATTGTGTGATGTCCCCCTGTCCCTCAAGTCTTCCATGAAGGATGACGGGTCTAAATTTGCTCTGGACTGGTCCAAGAATGAGACCGACGCCCAAAGGGAATCATTTGACTGCGACATCTTAATTCTGATCACGAAAGGTGGGACATGGTGGAAGCGTGAAAATAAAGTCGTCAAGGCTGGGTTCTACTTGGTGTCCAAGGAGTTCTGCAGAGAGAATGTGTCTCTGTCCAGCAACAACAAGACAAACCGTCTCATAGCCAAACCTGAGGTCTTCAAGATGCTTACAAACGCAACACACTTCGTCCCACTTCCTGAACCCGTTGATGGTGCTGTGAGATACAGCGTTATGAGAGGATTCAGGAAGGTGGATGAGGTTGTGAGTATCGAAGGAATGTCTGACAGGGAATTAACCGCCTTGGAATCTAGGGTGCTTGAGGAGATTACACGGAGGCGAGGAACTCCATGCACCACCTAATCATTTGGCAGTTCACGGCGTTCCCGACCTGCTTGAATATCGCTTTCTCCTCGAACTGGAAATCATCCGGAAAACTCTGTAGCCTCAGCAACTCCCGGGGGTTCAACTTGCGCCGCTGCGGTCCGTAGACTGGTATCTGTGCCATGGCAACCAGTGTAGGTATGTAATCACACTTCTTCACCCTGACCCCTGAGGGTCGGGGAGTCCACAAAAAATCGTCAAGCGTCCTCCCAGTCCCTCCCACCTGCCACTCAAACTTGCGAACAGCCCCCACCCACTCAGGCTTCTCTCGAGCCCACTCCAACCACGGCTGGAGAGTAGTCTTATTCTCCTCCCAGAACTTCCTGTTCTGGGAGATCCACTTGACATACCGAGGGTCCGGGTCGTCCCCAGAGTCCCACCAGTCCGTCCATATCGGGAAGCGTGGTGGATCGTTCACCAGACCCAGAAAGCGATCCCACACCTCCTGAACCACCTGCAGTTTGCGGGGCAGGTTGGGGGGGTGGTCCTCCATCACAGAGGACACCTGTACCTGAGTGGTCCGCCGGGGGTTGCGGGAAAACTCGGGGAGTGGGGGGAGTTCACCACCCCTCACCGCCATTATCACCACCCTCTCCCTGTTCTGGGGGATGTCAAAGTGCAGGACGTTCAGGATGGTAGGGTCGTCGTAGGTGCTGTAGCCCAGTTCCCGCAGGGAGCGCCTTATGACCTGCCAGGTGTTGCCGTTGTCGTGGGATGCGAGGTTGCGCACATTCTCCAACAGGAGATACTTGGGTTTGTGGCGGTCTATGATCTCGCACATCACAAAAAACAAGTTGCCCCTGTTTTCGTCCTCGAAGCCCCGCTGAAATCCAGCCTTCGAGAAGGGTTGACAGGGAAACCCTGCACACATGATGTCGTGAGGTGGAACCTCGTCAAGGTGCTGGGTGATGTCCCCAACTGGCTCAATCCCATAATTCTTCTGGTACACCCTGCGGCACGAAGGGTCTATGTCACTCGCAAAGACACATTCGTGGCCCAGAGAAGTCAGTGCCTGGTGAAAGCCACCAATCCCGCAGAACAGGTCGATGAACCTCATGGTTTTACAAATATAGTTTGACCCTTTTAAGCTCTAGTTGGCGTAGGTGAGCCCAGCCATGCCGTTCTGGATTCGGAGGACGTTGTAGTTCACGGCATAGATGTTCTTGTTGACAGGCTCATCGCAGTGGATCTGGAACGAGTCCAGACGGGAGAAGTTCAGGGTCCCCGACGGCTGGTGCTTGTTCGTGTTGAGCCCGAAGGAGTACAGGAAGATGTTCTCCGCGTTGCTGCTGGAGTAATCCGTGTGGTAGTACGAGGGTACCGCCGTGTAGAAGGGAATGCTCACGGCACTCTCAGTGAGATCAACACCATTCGCCACGAGCTTCACCTTGTTGGTGTCGGACACCAGAGAGTTCTGGGTCACGGCGTTCGAGGAGGCAATGAACTTCACGGGGTGGTTGAAGTCCAGCTGCTGGATCTTGTCATTGCTGGGGGTGATCTTCTGAACCTGAGTGATGAGCATCTCCTGAGGCTGGGTGGCAATCATCTTGCGCTCATCCTCGTCCATCATAACATAGCACGAGTGCGCGGTGCACTTGTAGGAGTTGTTGAACCCCGCCGCCCACCGGATCCTCAGCTCCACATCGTGGTACTGGAGGGCAACCAGGGGGATGCTGGAAAACCAATTCTCGCAGAAGAAGAAACGGAGCGGGTAGAAGTACGAGTCGGACCCGAGACCGCCGTGGAGGCTGGCGGGGAACGACTTGGCAGCCGTGTTGGCGAGGGTATCGATGGCGATCTCCTCACAGAACTCGGAGGTCTGGGTGTCAATCACCTGCCCGCCGATGAGCAGTTCCACCTGATCCACTACCTGAGTCCAGTCGGACACCTCCTGTGTATTACCGTTGAGGCTGACCGTCAGGTAGGTGTAGTTCAGGAGATCACCGAGACGCTCGAAGCGGATGGTGGACATCCCACCAGCGCGGGGGTATCCCTGGAAGATGTTCGTCTTGTGGAAGATCGAAAAGTTGGTGTGGCGCTTGTAGATCGACTTGAAGAAGGATACCTGGGGGTCACCTGTGATAAAGGCGTCCTGAGCACCCACTGAAATAAGCTGAGTAATGCCTGACATTATATTGTGATATACCAAGATAATAAATGTTCTCGGTGCTCTGCAAACCTTGACAGCACAGGTGTGCCGTGTTGTCAAGATAGCAACCACTTTACACTGGACGTCGTTGAGGATCCACCAATTAACATAACTACTTCCGGCATATACCATACTCCATCGGCTCCCCCTTCTTCGGGAGATCCTTACGGTTGATGTCAATACCCGAGCGAGGGTGGGTATACTGACTGACGGTGGGCTTGACGGGCCTCATGGACTTGGTGTGAACGATATCATATTCCTGATGAAACATTGCGTGATGTAATACTATATTTCAAGAAAACTTTATATACTATTTCCTGCTACATTTTGTGCTCGTCTCTGACTTGCCATTGAGATCGTACGGTGACACGAAATCCAGCGACCGCACTCGGTTGCCTAACCCCATGAATTAGGTGAACTTACTCGTGATGGTACAGTCGTACTCTGGCATTTGTTTCTTACTTAGTGCGTCGCTTTTTTATTTCCCTGAGTTCCTTAGCCAGGTCAGCGTCGGCGGTGTAGTAGGTCTTGCCCTTCATGGCGAAGGAATGCGTCCTCGCATAGCCCCAAGCCTGCTGGGACGCCCCGGGGCGGTGCCCGGTCCTCCACGCCGCCATCCCGCGGTTGTAGACCTTCCTGAGAATCCCCAGTGGTATCTTGGCTGCACGAGCCTTCTGGGGCAGGGTCTTCTTGTCTGCTCCGTATTTCTTGCGAAACTGCACGGTGTATGATGACGTCTTGACCTTCTTCCCCTTGTCAGTCTTCCAGGGTTTGTAAGCCTTCGGATCCTTGTGATGGGTCTTGGATCCCTTGCGAATCCGAGACGCTCGAGTCTTCTTCTCAGATGGGGACAGCCCCGCCAGGTATTTACGCGGTAGATACGCCATACTCTAGCGAAACATTCTTTTGGCAGCCTTCACAGCCGTCTTCTTGTCGCACCACCACCTTCCCTCGGACCACCACATGTCCATGTCAGGATCTCGCATCACTTTTTTACCAGATACATACTCACCTTCATACTCTGGACCGGGTGTGACATTCTTTAGATACTTTGCGACTTCCAGGATACTGTCAAACGTCATGTAATAGAACATGCACATCCCCGTGTCTGGCTGGAGATATCCATGGTGTCCGTCGAATACACAGGGTATCATTGACTATATATTTTACCACGTTTTTAAAAGAATGATACAATATATAGAAAACATACAATGAACTCTCGCACGGTTCTCTTCGCTCTCTACATGCTTTCATGCTCCACGCTCGTCCTGGCCGGACGCATCCTGGGGGGTGACCTCGACGAGTGGGGCTGCAAGGAGTCCGCTGGATATGCGTGGTGCAACCAGACCGAGACATGCGAGCGGTGGGCGAACTGCCTCAAAGACATCTGAAGCACTCCCACGGATTGGGCCCCTGTGGTCTATTCTTCTCCCTCCACCACAAGATGATACACATGGCATCTGCCATGTCGTGCTGACGCTCCGGATTTTTCACCCACCCATCCTGCTCTCTCAACCACTCGCAAGCCCTGGCAACAGTCTTGATTTTCCTACCCTCGTAATCTAAGTGATTGATCCCGAAATACTTGTGCATAGCATTAGGCGAAACCTTTATGCACCTCTGGCGATACATGTAAAAAAACAACTCCTCGACCCCCGTGAGACCAGTCAGGGGCTGGCGCTCAATAAGGATGACATCACTCGTATCAAATATAGCCTTAAACTCACGTGTCACAGCGACAACCCGATCAGTAGTCTCTCTCAACGCTGTTAAACGGGTCATATCCACTCTGTGACAAGCGCATACCCTCTTAATGTCCCACGACTCATCAACGATTTCAACTTGCACCAGAGCCAGATTGATGATTCCCACATCGATGCCCAATACAAACATTATCTATACCTATATTAATATGAAAAGGTTTAACATTGTACTCATTATTGCATCCATCATCTCAGTAGGTGTCATCATGGGGTTCATCATCAACTCCAAGATGCCTCGCAACGCTGAGGTGGCCCCGATGGACCACAACCCAGCTCCCGTGCAGACCATGGTGGTCGAACGCCCCCACGAGACGCTGGATCTCCCCGAGTATCGCCCCCCACCCGTGCAGAAGTATTACCGCCCCCAGGCGCCGCATCAGGTGGGTCTCCTCAAGGGCGACGACGACCTCCGCCCCATCTACGCCAAGCCCGTCAGGGGGCGCAGGGACAGGTGGCATTACTGGACCACGGGTGGCGACGGGAACAACAACTACTCCGTCCCCGTGACCCTGGGCGGTCGTGATTGCACAGAGGACATTGGTTGCGAGGAGATGTACGGCAACGAGCAACTGACGGTGTGGGACAACCCGGAGGTGCAATACAAGTCACACGTGTACCGAACCGATATGTGGTTTTGAACCCTTCCATCGGTGTTGGACTTGTGGCTGTAAAACGCATCTAACTCTTTACCAACTCCACAAACTCGACAATACTCCGTCGTCATCCCTGTAAATATAATTACCAACCTTTATAGTAGTGATGCTCCCACTCGTGGTGACGAGTATCTGTTTTGTCATCCCAGGTATCATAAACATTCGACGAGGTAGAAAAAAGCGGGGACTCGTGAATTGTGGCATGGCTCTGGTCAGTGCAAACCACTGGAGAGACCCACGCCCCGGATGGAGATACAACACGGATCGTGTATGTGCCATATCGACCGCCGTGATTCACGGGAGTGTTCACGGACGTGACACCAGCGTGGGAATTCTCGTGCTATCAGCATGGTTAAAGTCGTGGAACGCACATATCACGGGTGGGAACTTCGTCCCGTGGCATGTCGTATTTCATTTATTAACTTATGTGGGTATGGTAAGTGGCAGTCATTGAATGATGCTCATATGTCTCTCTATACTTGTGGGTGTTCTGATAATTCGTAAACCGCTGGTAAACATCAAGAATGACATTGACGAGATGAGCCAGAACGTCAGGGAACTCAATGATTTTTTCAACAATCGGCGACCACCCTTCTAATTACCCAGGCTCCAGGCAAGAATGTCCTCGGCTTGGTCCATCTTGTGGCGGACGGTATTCTTCCTCTGCAGATTACTGACGAGATACTTGCGAGCCTTGGGATCCCGGCGACACCTCCGAACTCGGAGGCTCAACTGGCGATACAGGGGTCGGAGGTCTTTCAGTAGCATCTCACAGTCCCACACAACCTGTCGCTGTTCATCAGTGTCTTCGTAGGGTGCGCACATAGCGATATCCTCAAGGAAGCGCTTATGAAAAGCCATGGCTCTCTTCTGATTTATTATCGTCATATAACTTTAATTACTTGGTTTGGTGGATGGGTGATAAAATCGCATATGCCGTTAGGATGACGTTGGAAGCGACCAACGTATCTATGACGCTCACGAGATTCTTCAGACAAATTGTATGCCGTATCGCTCCTCAATGAGCTTCTTGGCACCTCTGGTGGTGGGCATGGACCACGTTAGCCACCTGCTCCAGAAGCCTGGGGTCTTCATCCCAGAACTATCCCACTTTTCACGATCACTATTCCTGACACCCAGCATACGCCTATGAACGCTCTTCGAGTTTGTATCATCCATCAACGTCTTGGGAACCTTGCCACCATGCCGACCCACATATGAACGCATCCTCATTGGATTCTTGTGAAACGTGTAGTCTGACATTCCCTGGGCACCAAAGTGAACCACCTTCTGTCGCTTATCATCCACAAAAGTAACCATCCACTTCTTGTCACTTTTGTTGCTGGGACGCAACCTAACTTTCACTGTCATTCTTGATGTATCTTAAGATTTAAAGCATCTTGAGCCTCTTGAGAATAGCCAGAATGAGGAGGACCATCAAGACGGTGCGAAACTCGCAGCTCTTGAGGAACTTCGGGATCTCGTGGGTGGAAGCGCGCTTGATGACAGCGTCGGGCTCGGGGGAGTAATGTTCCTTGGTGCAGTGGGGCATATTGATATACTACTTGTCAGGAAATTTTTCTGCGTTAAATCATATAAAACATGACGGAACGACTGAGGATAAATGATACCCCTGCGACGAACACGATGCCAGAAACTAATGTGAAAATCTTCACCCCGCGTGAGTTGAGCGTTATTGGTAGAATCCTCAACAGTGTGGGGCTTAAGGTGTCTCACGAGACAAACGAGCGGATGAACAACATCTTGAAACTCATGCTCATTTACGGTTTTCTGATGATGGTGTTTTCCGGCGCGATGGCGGGAGCGACTCACGCAGCCAATATGAAACATCGGGGAGCGTATGATCACAAACACCAAGTAACACTCCTGCAGTACCTGGCAGCACTCACGCCCATGATACTTAAAGTGGCCCAAGTTCTATCTGGGATGGGTCCAATGGGTGGTGCGGCAATTGGGGCGATGTTCGGCGTCTTGGAGAAACGCACGACCGAGTTCTTTACGCCGGATGCACATACAGGCTCCATGGAGAACCGCTTCAAAAAGTTGTTTGCGATGCCTAATGTTCGCAACGCTATAGCCGCTGGTCACGGTGGAATGGCGGGAGCCGGACTCGTCATGGCTTCTGAGACGGCGGCGGGGGCGGCGGCGAATGTTACACATTTCCTCCAACGTGGAGTCGGAAAAGTCATAACCAGTAAAATGCCAGATTTCGCATCTGTTCTTTCGCAGGTTGCAAGCGATCGCTCGTTTGCAGAACGTACATTGACGATGGCAAATGCCGCGACGGGACGGATGGTTTCAGGTAGCCTGATAAATATTATGATTACTCTGTATGGATACACTTTGACTCTGTGTAATAGCATTGGCTTGCGTGTGAGTGAAGTGATCATCACGACTCTGATTAGGAGGTACAAGATGTTGAGCGCCGAGAATGATAAGATGATAGAAGGTGCGACGCAGAGGGCTATCAGGGGGACCGGTGGTGGTGGGAACCAGGTGATGCGTCTTGGGGCTCCCAGCAACAACATGAAGGCAGCCGAAGAGCTTCGTGGAATGAATGGCAACAACATTAAGGCAGCCGAAGCGCTGATGGGGCTTAGGATGCCGTAAGACACTTGCGACAGACCGCTTTGTAGCAGTCTTCGGCAGCTACGAGCACCTGTTCCCCCCTACCAACCCCAGGGTTGCGGTAGGTGAACGGTCCTGGTGTTCCATCCTTACAGAACATACACAACGCCCTCAACTTTGTAACGTTGTCTGCCAATGGCACGACATCAAGCAGTTCACCAAACTTGTGCTGCTTGAAGTCGCCATCAAGTCCAGCCAGGATGATATGCTTCCCTTCGGGCAATCCATACTCCACCCACTCTCGGAGGTTTCCAAAGAATTGAGTCTCATCCACTGCGACGGTGTCCACGCCGTCAAACATGAATTTTTCCAAAGTGGGGTACTTGACTGCCCGGAACTCGGTGGCGTCGTGGGTTCGCACGGCTTCCAGACACCCCTTGCGGTCGTCCAGTGCGTGGTTCACCACCCTGACAGTCCTACCCATAACCTGTTGGAGGCGGATGCGCCGAATAAGTTCGGTGGACTTTCCAGAAAACATGCTGCCCATAATAATTTCGAGGGACATCTTTGATGAAATATTGTAGGAAAACTTTATAGCCGTAAGGTATGCAATGACATATTCTGACGGTGAGCATTCTCCGAGGAGTCAGAAGAAAACTGGTCCACGCGTTTGGCATTCACAGCACGAGAAGATACTTCAGAGATGGGGGGAGCAAGCAGCGTGTTACAGATACATGCACTACACGGCGTATACCAGGTTCAAGAGTATGAATATGAGAATGACTCTCCCTATAATTGTGATTAGTACAGTCACTGGAACGGCAAATTTTGCACAAGAGACATTCCCCCTTTCGTGGCAGGAATATGTGCCAGCTGCCATCGGCGCCTTCAACCTTTTTGCAGCCATCCTGACCACAATAATGCAGTTTCTTAAAGTGTCAGAGTTGATGGAGTCTCACCGTGTCAGCAGTGTACATTACGGCAAGTTGTCTCGGAGCATCCGGCTTGAGCTGACCCTCCCGCGCACGGAGAGGGCTCACGACGGAAGCCCGTTTGTTGATATCATGAGGGGTGAGTACGACCGCCTCATCGAGCAGTCCCCACCCGTTCCCGCTAGTGTTGTCAAGTTGTTTGAGAGAAAGTTCCCAGAGAGGCGTGATATTCCGGATTCAACTTTCAGCCGACCTGAGATCATGTTTGTGCGACCCATCGAACTGTTCGACACCCAACTTGAGAAGAAGAAGACGGAAGGTGTCATCTCTGCATTCCGCAAGAGGGTCAATGACCACAGGGAGGCGGGGACCCTGTGGGTGCCGACCAATGCGGTGGATCAACAACATGTCAATCTCATCTCGGAACTTTCTGAGCTCAAGGGGATGAGCAAGGTGTCTGATCGCATAAGGAGACCCCCGTCCATCTCCACACTTGCTGCCGTCAACGTGGATGCACCGGCGGTAGGCGAAGAGATTCAACTACCTTCTTCACCGAGTGAAATTGTAATAGAGCAAATAACAGAAGACCAACCAGCAGAAGTTGCGACCCCGCCAAGCAATACAGAAACGGTTGAACTCGATACCTAAATAAGTCATCCTTAAAAATAAGATCCTTTATATCATCAGGTATCATGGATAGGTTTCTTACTTTTCGCAAAGATAATCGTTCCACAAATTTTGTGGGAAACCTAGACATTCTAAACACCCTCGTAACCATCATAGAGGACAACGGTATAATCTGCCTCTATGGCGGCGTAGGAGTCGGCAAGAGCCACTTGGTTCGCATCGCCCTCAAGAATAGGAGATGGGTCGAGATCTCAAAAAAGTCTGATGCCAGTGAACAGTTGAAAGAGTCGCACGCCCATGTGTTGATAGATTCATGCACTCCTGACAAGAGCATACTGGAGCACGGAAAGAAGCTATCCCGTGGAGCCACCATAATCATATCCCAATGGATCGACAAGATCGACTTCTGCGACTGTCTCCACTGCCCCCCGATGTCCACGGAGCAGATGGTGGAGATAGGGTTGAGAGAGTGCCCCACAGCGGATCCCACCCACCTGGCCACACTGGCGTTCGAAGCGCGTGGTGACTGTCGCACATTCCTGAACACCATCATGTTCCCTGGGTCCAGGGACTTCTTTCAGGATCCCAAACAGTGGCTATACTCCATGATGTGTCAGGGTGGGAACGATGATCCTATGAAAGAGATAGGGCGCTCCCAGACGGAGCACGGGTATATGGCAGATCTAGTGCATAGCAACATTCACATGGGACTGAAGGAGCTCAATCCCCTGGTGTTCGAACTGCTGTCAGATGCCGACGAATACGACAGCGATCCGACATGGGGGCTCATAGAGCACTTCTGGGTCTCAAGTGTCTATTACCCCATAATGTTAATGGATAAGAAGATCCCCGATGTGTCCATGAAGAATGGCACAGCGTGGACGAAGTTTTCCAATCAGAAGATGAGAGAGAAGAAGACCAGACACCTACCAGACCGAGATACCTTGATGCTTCTGCACCACCTCAACGATCCCAAACTGATGGTGGAATATGGAATCACCCCGCAACAGTATGACGCCATCAACAACATTTCATTCAACAAAAATACCAAGACGAAACACATCAAGGGAGCCCTGAAGGCTCTGGTTCCTCACCCTTTCGCCTGGCGAACGAACGTTTCTGCCTAATTTCCGTAGCTCTCATCCACAATCCCACAAAGGTCATGAACATCACGATGATACAGAAGTTCATCATGTTCCACTCGAATATAGGCTTTTCGGGTGGGTGTATCCTTGCATACCGCTTCATATCAACCACTGGTGGAGGACCAGAAGACATCACGCCTTTACTATGCCACTACAATTTTTAAATTTACTCTGCAAACTTAAAAGCATGTGTCTATACCTCTCCAAGTATGAAGGAAACTCTGTTCTCTCGAGACAAGCATGGACATGTTGTGGTGTGGACGGTCTCGACACACTCAACCACCTCCGATACCACGGGACCCTGGATTGTCAAGCGGGTCTGGGGGGTCGAGGGAGGCAAGATGCAGGAGACAAACCTCCTCATACCCGAAGGCAAGGTCAAGCGGACGGTCGAGCAGCAGGCTGAATTGCAGGCTCGTTCGTTCTGGAATAAGCGGAAGGACAAGGGGGATGTGGAGGATTCGTCCCAACTGGATAACCAGGTGATACTTCCCATGCTCGCTCATTCTTGGGACAAGCGTGGAAACCCAGATGCGGTGTATGACCTCCAGCCCAAGTTGGATGGTGTCAGGGCTATGTACAATTACGAAAGGGGCTTCATCACTCGGATGGGCAAGAAGATCACGAGCGTCCCCCACCTCGAGAACCACAACATTTCCACACGGACGTGGCTTGACGGCGAACTCTACACCCGCAAGATGACATTCGAAGATTTGAGTGGGTGTGTGAGGCGCTCCACACCCTCTGAGAAATGCGAAGTCGTACACTTCCACGTATTTGACTGCTACCTCTTGGACAACCCCAGCGCCACCTGGCGAGATCGCCTGAAGTACCTGGAGACCCTCCAGTTTGTCAACGGTTTCGAGCTGGTCCCGACCCTCCAGAATGTCCACGGAACCAAGGTGGACCCGATGGTGGACGAGTACATTAAATACGGCTACGAGGGTGTGATTGCCCGCAACCCCGATGGGGTCTACTGCCTCAACGAGAGGTCTGCCAGTCTGATCAAGCACAAGCGCTTCCAGGATCAGGAGTATCTGATCGTGGGAGCCCAGGAGGGTAAGGGTAGGGATGTGGGTACAATCATATGGGAGTGCACCACTCAGGAGAGTGACCGATTCACCGTACGCCCCGAGGGGACCCAGGAGTACCGTCGGGAACTGTGGGCGAATTGGAAGGAACACATAGGCAAGAAACTCACTGTGCGCTACCAGGAACTAACGCGGACTGGGGTTCCTCGGTTCCCAGTGGGAGTGGCTCTACGAGACTACGAGGCATAGAGTTGAGAGCAACGGGGGGTGTGGGGGTGAGCTTGTGTGTGCCACCCAAGACCCCCGCCGCAATGTCAGAAGCCAGAGACTCCCGAGTCGTTTTAACACACGGTTCATCTGCGTGATGCGCATACTCCCTGAGCTTGTTGTAGACGTGATCCAGAGATCCAAAACTTGAGAGATGCCACCCAGCAAATCGGTGATGGGGATACTTCCACCTGTTGTTCCGCAACTCCTGAGGACCGCCTCGGGGCATCTGATCCCACCGACACATAACAGTTCCAAACCACGGCTCGAACGTCTGCATCCAGTCGAGCGAGTACTGGAATGCCATCATGTGGAATGCCGTGGGGTTCACAATCTGATTGTCCCTCCCGAGACACACCGCACCTCGATTGGGGATCTCGTCGACATCAGATATCATCACCCAATCAGATGGTTCCGCGGAATCAGTCAACGCGCGCAAGATCCCCTGACGGTGGTGATTCTCACGCGCCCAAGAAGCGTCGTCACCTTCGGGGTTGTCATCAACCACGATGTGGCGAATCTTATCCGCCCACCGTGCATATCGTGCCTTATTGTCTTGATAAAAGGAGGGCTTAGGAGTTCCCTTGTGGGTCACGGAAGACTCCACAATCACAAAGTGGTCGACCACGGAGTCCAAATAGTGCATACGACGCTCGAGAATATCTAACTCGTTGTAGAAGATGAAGCAGTCCCAGACTGCCATCGCTTGTAGTTGTATTCACCGTCCTCTCTAAGCCTGTCTAAAACTGGTTTACACGTATCTTTATGCCCTCCTCCCTGTCTCCATAAGGCGTCCGACCCCATCCCAAAATCGTATTGACGAATCATCTGGATGTTCAGAGTTTCGTTGCACCACGACTTGCGCGGGATTCCGAGATAGGCCATGGTGTTGCTGAGAAGTAGATCATCGTGGTATGTATACTTTGCACGCATCCACTCAAAGTATGTCCGGCCCTTCCTGATCCAATCCATATCCAAAAAAACACCTCCATATCCCTCGGAGACGTCAACCTCCTCTCGGTGATACCGAGGAACCGTCATTTCGGTGCCATAGAACTCAGGGATCCTGAACCCGCTGGTGCACCACACGCAGGGGTCCTCCACGATGGCGCCGTGGAGAGTCTTGAGCAGGTTGGTGGGGTAGCACGTATCGTCATCTACCGCCATCAAGTACTTTACACTCTGGTGGGTGTCAAGCGGCGCGATATACACCGTACCGGGTCCGTAGTCCTCGCATCGACTCACCCGGACGCCTGGGATGTCATACAGTTCAGATGGAACATCAACCTTCGCATCGGGCCACCGATTGTATTTATTGGGGATGTTCACCAACACCTCACTGGCACCTTGTGCGGTCAGGTGCTTGACGATGGTCGGAAGATACTTGAACCGCGACGGTATGCTGGTTATGGACACGATGGTATCCATCTCTGTGAATATATAAGGTTTTTGGCTCTATACATATTCAGAAAATGGTGACTGTTACATTCGAGCCTACACCTGACTTCAATGTCAGCTCTCTGTGTAGCTATATAGCCACCAGGAATAACGTGGACGATCTGATATTCGATGGGTGGGATGCCACCAAACAAACGATCGACGATTATGGTATACCCGATGGAACGTATATCGTAAAGGGGTGGGATGATGTCAGCGTTGAAGTCACACGCAACAAGGAACCGTATCTCCCAGGGGACGGGGGGGTCGTCTTCGGGGTGAGCCTCGTGATCAAGGCAAAAACTATTGATGACGTCAATAAGTTAATCGAGGCGGCTCGTGAATTCTGTAGAAACGGTAGGGATGACGTGGACTTCGACAAGGGTGTCCCCCTGTGGGTGATGGAACATGGATGGATGCTGGACGGTATCGCTCCACACCGTCCCATGGAATCCGTAGTCCTGCCAGGAGACACGAAAAATAACATAGTCCGAGACTTGGAGAGATTTCTCAGCCCCGAGGTGGAGACGATGCACAAATCATTGAACATCCCACACACTCGCATCTACATGCTTCACGGGCCCCCCGGGACCGGCAAGACCACCCTGATCCACGCACTCGCCAGCAAGTTCCGCAAGTCCGTCGCATATGTAGAGTTCACGCCCGACGTAGATGACAGATCCTTGAAACGATGCTTCAAGAATTGCCCCAAGTCTGCATGGATTGCCGTGGAGGACATCGATTGTCTGTTCGAGGAGCGCAAGAATCACGACTCTGCTCGCAACCAGGTCACATTCTCTGGTCTCCTCAACACACTGGATGGCATCGGGCGTCTCAAGGACGGCACCATCATATTCGTCACCACCAATCACTTGAAAAAATTGGACGAGGCGCTCCGGCGCAGGGTGGATTACTTTGTGGAGTATGACTTCAACACAAAGGAGCAGACCCGTGATCAGTTCACTCGTTTCTTCCCCAATCAACTTGATAAGTGGGATGACTTGTGGAAGGATATCCGTCGTCTCAAATTGACTCCTAACATTCTTCAAAAATTCTTCACTCGTCATCTGATGTGCGATGATATCACTCAACACTCAAAACACGTGAAGGATTACGTCACATCGGAGGATGTTAAGGATTTCTACACATAGGTAGGTAGAAAGACATGTCGTATGTCGTCGCAGCCTCTGGGTTCCCCCACCCTGTTCGCTCTCGCAAACGCATTGCAGTTGATATCGATGAAGTGCTTGTCCCCTTCTGTAAGCCGATGTTTGAAAGGGCAGGATATAGACTCCCCCGTGGTAAGTGGGACTATCATTACGCCAAAGCTCTTGGGATATCCCAGAACGAGTCTACCCACATGGTCTACAACTTCTATGAGTCCCAAGAGTTCGACAACCTCAAGCCCCTCCCAGGAGCCCAAGCGGGTGTATCATTCCTCATGGGACTGGGTTATGACGTATACATTGTGACGGGTCGCCAGGATAGGGTGCGCCAGCGAACCGAGGAGTGGATAGATCGCCACTTTCCGTATATGATCAATGATGTCATTCTTACCAATTCGTTCACCCCGAATGAGGTCAACAAGGCGGATATCTGCAAGTCGCTAGCGATCAATGCAATGATCGATGACAGTTATCAAGTCTGCATGGATTGTGAAATGGTGCACATCAAGGGTATCAACTACGTCGGTGGAGACGAACCGTATCCGTGGTGCCACGAAAACCCCATGGCTGCTCACAACTGGGACGAGGTCACTGGGATTGTTTCAACTCTGGCTTAAAGTTTATAGAGTATTGATGTGGTCAAGATGCCACTCATCGTGGTTCTCCCACGTCATACCATCCTCAAACTGTTCCTCAATCCACTCCTTGAAATACTCCAAGTCGCAACCGAGAAGGTCAAGTTTTGATGAGACACTCAAATCACCTTTCTTGATGTAAGTTAATGCACGTCCGATGTTCTTACGGGCAGTCGTTTGAACTTTTACTTGTGGGTCACGTATCCTAACACGCATGTATTCTCTGTTATACTTGCGCCGCTTAACGACATTGTTAGTTAACCATCCTTTTCTATTTTCTGGGTGGGCTTGTTGATATTCACTCACCCTCGACTTGATTCTATCTTTGTTTTTTTCATAGTATTCTTTGCACCTCTTGGATAACGCATCCTTGTTTTCATTTCTGCGAACCTTTGCTGCTTCTTTAAGTGTTGAAAGGTTGCGCTTTCTGTATTCTGCGTTGTACACTTTCACACAAGATTTACACCATTTTTTTTTTGCTGAAAAGTCCGTGGATGGTTTTGAAGCGTCGCACTTAGTGCATGTTTGCTGAGCCATGAGCCTCTCTCATTATATGTGATTTGAAGTCTCTAAGCCTCTGAGATTCGGTTTTCCAATACCCCTTGGAGTCTTTCTGATACTTCTCCCACCTCTCCTCCACATCAGGATCCTTGTCCACCTGGACACCCTCGGGTGGAACCATTATGTATTCCTTATCGATATTGGCAAAGGACGGATCTTCTCTCTTTGCCAATTCGAACCCGACATCTTCTATGTTGCCATGTGTGTCCTGACACCACACGTGCCAACATGTCGCGCCCTGAGTATTGATATACCCTTGAATAGCTGTGAGGTTCTTGTTCACTTCGGACCACAAGATGGGCGCAGATATTCCACAATTTTGAACCTTGTTGAGGCGCATTTTTAATACAAAACGATTAAGATCCATCTGGATCTATATTAATACTCTGTCGCTCTTCTTTAAGTTATCTTCAGCCCATAGAGGCTGGAAATTGAAGAATATACACGCCTCCTCAATCTGTTCGGGGTCAGTCAGGTCAAATGAGGCGAGGGGCTTGATGTGGTCAAGATGCCATTCGCCGTGGTTCTCCCAAGACATACCCTCGTCAAACTGTTCCTCAATCCACTCCTTAAAATACTCCAAATCACACCCAATAAGTTCTAATTTTGAGGAAACATCGAGTTCATCTTTCTTGAACTTACATAGTGCACGCCCCAGCTCCGCCCTCATAACAACCCGAATTTTATACTGGATGTCGGTTTTGTACCTGTTGGTGTAATAGTTTCTTGTATATTCTTTGAAGTATTCCGCATTCTGTTCACGCCACTTTTTTTGGTATTCGCTTAATCGCCCCCTATTTGCTTCGGAATGCTTATTCCTCCACTCAAGGAGTTGCTCTTTGTTTTTCTCCCTGTATTCTCGCATCCACTTGGCGTTGTGTTCCAAGTTGTTCTTCCTCCACTGTCTCTTTTGTTCCAGCCTACATAATTTACACATGGTTCTTCCTGCCTGAAACTCACTCTCGTCTTTATGTTCCTCGCAAACCCTACAAGTTTTCATTTACAGGGGCTATGTATGTATAGGGTCCCTGCCCCTTAACCTCAACTTCCGTCTCAAATGGTTCAACATTCACCGGCACCCTCATAGCCGTGAAGGTCCAGTGAAAGTCCGTGGGGCGGTCCGCAATCACCCGGAACGAGTTGGTCGCCCTGTTCCACTCGGAGACCCCGAGGGTCTGGTTGTTCCCGATGGGGGTCACGTGGATGGTGGGCTCGTCCATTATCAGATCGGGGACGTAGTCGGGGAGGCGAACCGGTTTGCTGCTGTTGCCCTTCCCGCGGTAGTACACACCACCCTCCGGACCCTCCAGACACCCGTGAACCAGCATCCGCCCAGGGCGGTTGGGGTGCGGGATGACGAATGTCTTGGCGGTGTCGTATCGGATCTCATAGGTCGTGGGGTCGTAGTGCATTATGTTGCCCTGGGTGCCACCCACGGCGGTGGAGTTCATCGGGGTCACGCCAAAGGCGTCGTTGTTCTGGAACTGCCTGGAGCCTCCTGCAGCGCTGAAGAATGTACTGTTCGCACCCATGCTGGTGCCACCCGCCTGCGAGCCGAGGACGATCGAACCCGCACCCATACCGTTGTGACCCGCGCGGTACCCGATGGCAATGGAACGGGACACCTGGTTGGACTCACCCGCCTGGAAACCAATAGCAACCCTATCAGGCTGAAGCCCTATGTTGCACACCCGCTGACAGTTTGCGCCTATGGCAAGCGCCTGTGAACCCTGCGTGCTGGTGTCCGCAAGATACCCGGAGGCGATCGAATCCTGCCCCTGGGTGCTCTGCCCCGCATTCCTGCCGAGTGCAATAGACCGAAATCCCTGCGACGCCGCCGCCGCCTGGAACCCAATAGCAATCGAGTCGGAACTCTGCCCCACCTGACCCGCCTGAAGACCGATGGCAACCGACCCATTCCCCTGGTTGTTACCCGTGGAGGTCAACTGGATCGCAGAATCGTAGGTGTTCCCCTGTTCGCTGGTATTCTGGAGGTCTTGCAGGAGCATAGGAGCCTCTACATTCTGGATCTGGGTCACCCTCCCATCCAGGATTGTGATGGCAGCCACATTCCCCAGACCACCATAGGTGTCATCCGCCACATCGGTGGTTGAGGTAAGCCCCGATCCGTTTCCACTCACGTTGGTACTCACCACATTGGTGGTCAGCACATTCGTAACTGTTATGGCGCTGTTATAGACGTTCCCGGTCTCACAGACATTCTGGAGATCCTGACCCAGATCACTCACGGGGATGCGAGTGAAGTCCCCAGTAGCCAGGTCCTCCACATACACACCGTTGGCTGTGATTGCCCCTGGGAGTTGCAGAGTGGTGTTGGGAACGGCTGTGACCCTACCAGGGTTGATGAGCAGGAGACGACCCTGGGTCGCCGCATCTATCACAAACCCCACACTCTGGATGAGGTCAGTGTCTACGTAATCGGGTGATTCATTCATCATCCCACCCGGGACGGTGTTGCTAAGCCACACCTGAGCCCCGTCACTGAACGCACCAGTGTCGGTAATGATGACACCGTGGGTCGCCATCCTACCCACCTCTCCAGCGGTCAACGCCTCACACATAAACCCTGCATACGGGCAGGTGGTGGTGCTGTCAGACATCGCCAAGGAAACCGTGGGCATCCCTGCGTTGACTCCGTCAACATACACCAACTCACCCAGAGCCACATCCACAGAAGCCTCCACCTTGGTGGTGACCATCTGGGCCAAGGACTCGAAACCGATCTTGGTGATTACGTTCCCCGTGTCCTGCACGTATATCCCCGTGATATCCAGATCCTTCATTGAGTTCGTGGTGGTGTTGGGGACGTCGTTGGTGCGCCCCACTCCAGTCACCAGCAACTTGCCCCCGTTGCCATCCTTGATGACGATACCGATGTTCTGGACCAGGTCAGTGTCCCCAGCGGGGCGGAAATCCATGAGGTCTCCAGGGGAGGTGTTGCTCACGTACACCGTGTTGCCCACCGTCATCCCCGGGAGTTGAACGTTGATGACACCCTTCGTGCAGACGTGGATGCTATCTCCTGGGCTACCATTCTCCAGAGCCACACCAATAGACGGCATCTTTGCGGGGTCCGTGGGGTCAGCGGGGCTGATCTCGGGGGTTGCACCCGACCCGTCAGACACGTAGACCGCCTGACCCTTGCTGATCGCCACGTCAGCCAGAGTCTCCGTCACAATCTCCTCGGGGAAGTGGTTCACCCAGTTGTCCCCATCCCACACCAGGGCATGCTTCTCCCCGATGGTTGCGTAATCGATAGACACATTGTTCAACTGGTTGGGGTCAATAATGACGTTCGAAATCAGGTTGGTCTTGATGGCGTTCTCGGTGTTCATGAACTCTGCGATGAGGGTCGTAATGTTACCCTGATCCACGACGTTATGGAGTTCCTGAACCTCTGGGGAGGCGTTACCCAGGAACTGAACAGCCTCCACGTTGTGAGTAGCCACCAAGTTCCCAACGGTCATGGTGCTGTCGTACACGTTGGCGAGGTCCGTCCCGTCCGCATACCTAATGGGCTTGATGTGAAACTGCTCGGCACCCGTGGTGTCCAGGGAACCTGTGCCGGCATTGATGGCAATGGAACCGCTGTGCTGACCGGTGCTACCAGCCGCCACACCCAGAGCCAAGGCACGCGCGCCCTGGCTGGTCTGACCCGCATAGGAACCCACAGCCACCGAACTGCTGAACTGCGACACCATCCCTGCCCTGTAGCCCACTGCGACGGTGTCGTTCTGGCGCCCGCCCCGCCCAGCCTCTGCGCCGACCGAGACCGCCCTGGCACCCCCACCGAACCTCGCAGCCCTGTACCCAATATTGACACTGTCTAGGCCTGCGTTTTCCTCGCCAGCCTCCTGTCCGATAGCCACCGCCTTATTTCCCAGACCCGTCTCACCCGCATCCGTGCCGATAGACACCGACGACGCTCCCTGCCCAACGTCCGTCGACCGCTTGCCGATACACACGGCGTTGTCGGGGACCTGGGTCGAAGCGGACTTCCCGCTTCCCACGACCACCGGGAGCATGTGAATCATCCCCCCGAGCACCAAGTTGTTGCCCGTGGAAGTCAGTTGGATTGCGGGGTCGTAGGTGTTCCCCTGCTCCGAGGTATTCTGCAGATCCTGAAGGTATCCATGAGTGTTCGTCAGGGTGGTGATCCTCCCGTCCAGGATTGTGACTGCCACTACGTTGTTCAGATCACCGTAAGAGCCATCCGCCACGTTGGTGGTGCTCACCAGGTGGGAGGCGTTACCCAGGAACTGGACAGCCTGCACGTTGTGGGTTGCCATCAGGTTGCCCACGGTCATGGTGCTGTCATAGACGTTCCCCTGCTCCGAGACGTTCTGCAGATCCTGAAGGTATCCAGGAGTGTTCGTCAGGGCTGAGATCCTCCCGTCCAGGACGGTGATTGCCACCATGTTGTTCAGATCGCCATAAGAGCCATCAGCCACATTGGTGGTGCTCACCAAGTGGGCGGCGTTACCCAGGAATTGGATGGCTTCAACGTTGTGAGTAGCCACCAGGTTCCCCACGGTGATGGTGCTGTCGTAGACGTTCCCCTGCTCCCCAACGTTCTGAAGGTCCTGGAGATACCCAGCCGTGTTCGTCAGGGCTGTGATCCTCCCATCGGTGATCATAATTGCCACGACATTCTTGTCGTCCCCGTAGTTCCCATCCTGAACGTTGGTGGTGCTCACCAGGTGGGAGGCGTTACCCAGGAACTGAACAGCCTCGACGTTGTGAGTAGCCACTAGGTTCCCGACGGTCATGGTGCTGTCGTAGACGTTCCCCTGCTCCCCGACGTTCTGCAGATCCTGGAGATACCCAGCCGTGTTCGTCAGGGCTGTGATCCTCCCATCGGTGATCGTAATTGCCACAACATTCTTGTCGTCCCCATAATTCCCATCCTGAACGTTGGTGAGCACCACCAAGTGGGCGGCGTTACCCAGGAACTGAACAGCCTCGACGTTGTGAGTAGCCACCAGGTTCCCCGCGGTGATGGTGCTGTCGTAGGTGTTCCCCTGTTCACAAGTGTTCTGGAGGTCCTCAATGTTGCTCGCAACATTCGTCAGGGCTGTGATCCTCCCATCAGTTATGGTGATTGCCACGACATTGTCAGTATCCCCATAATTCCCATCCTGAACGTTGGTGGTGCTGACGAGGTGGGCGGCGTTACCCAGGAACTGGATCGCCTCGACGTTGTTCTGTGCCACCAGATTTCCCACAACCATTGTGTTCGTGTAGGTGTTCCCACGGTCGCAGACATTCTGGAGGTCGAAGGAGTTGGAAATAAGTTCGCTCTGGGTCACCTCACCCGTGGCGGGATTGTATGTCACAACATTGCTAGTGGTTTCCAGAGGCAGGAACCTCATGGGAGCCATGAACAGTGCGTTCGCCCGATCGCTGTCGAGGTCTGCGCCAGTGGCGTTGATTATCACGGTGTTCTCGTGCTGACTGGTGGCGCCAGCCCTGTACCCGATAGCCACTGCATTGGCTCCCTGGGTGTCGTTACCCGCCTCGAACCCGATTGCCACTGCGTTAGCCTGCTGGGACATGTGGGCTGCGTTAGCACCAATGGCGGTCGCAGAGTCTCCCTGAGACACCAGACCTGCCTGATAACCCACAGCGCTGGCATTGGACGACTGGCTGGTTCGCCCTGCGTTAAACCCGATGGCGGCGGTGTTGCTCCCCTGATCCAGACGACCTGCAAAGGCACCGATGGCAACCGAGCGAGACCCCTGACTCTCACGCCCAGAGATGGCACCGATGGAGACCGAGTCCTCTGACTGGTTGCACCTACCCGCTTGGCGACCGATGGAACTGCGAGAACCCCAAGACGGGTAAGGAAATGAACTTCGTGGATATTTGGAGCAGAGACCCAGACAAGCGCCAATACCGCAAGTTGGACTTCCTGCCGAACCAAGGGCATACGGACGACACCTATAACACTTGGCGTGGCTTTGAGGTGTGTAAGTTGGGGGAAGTAGAGCCATCCACGGACATATCGCCATTCCACCGCCTCGTGGAAGCCCTGACGGATGGGGAGACCGACTACTTTGTGAAGTGGCTGGCAGACATATTCCAGAACCCCGATCGCAAGAATGGCGTTATGGTGTTTATCACAGGGCAACAGGGTATAGGCAAGGGAAGCCTGAAGAACCTCCTGCGCCTCCTGATTGGTAAGGAAATGACCCACAACACCTCTAACCCTGACCGAGACCTGTTTGGGCGTTTCGCCACGGCAACGAAGAACAAAATGTTGTGCGTCTTGGAGGAGGCAGAAGGGAGCAAAATCAAGCCGAACGCCTCGTGCCTGAAGGATTTGATAGACAACGAGACGACACAATACGAGGAGAAGGGTGTTATGGTGATTGAGGTGAAATCATTCGTGCGTTTCCTCGCATTCAGCAACAACGAGACCCCGCTGATAGTGGAGGAAAGCGATAGGCGCACGACGGCGTTCAAGGCACGCCCGGATCTGAAGCACGACCCCGACTTTTTCCCTATGTGGAACGAGTGGGTGAAGGACAAGGCGAACCAGCGAGGGGTTTATGACTACCTTATGGGTATAGACCTCTCGCAGGTGGATTGGATACGGGACAGACCCGCAACAAAGTTGTATCGTGATATGAAGGAGGCGTGTTTGCCTATGGAGAAGAAGTGGCTGGCGCACCTGATAGTTGAGGCATTCCCCCAGCGCTGGGAGAGAACTCGTGCCGTGCGCCACACCGACCTCTACGAGAGTTTCCGCCTTTTCTGCGCCGAAAACGCCATATTTGGTTGGCTGAAGGCAAATGGCTACACTCGTGAGGAAATGATACAGGAAGCCCTCACAGACGAAATCGCTTACGGAAATCCGCAATATTAGCCCGCAGCGACGTGCTGTTGCCCCACAAAATCCACCTTGAGAGCGAACCTGCCGTCGTGGGAGACGACCAATTCTCTCGTGTCTTATGACGTGCAAGATAGTTCGCCGTGCTGGGTGAAGTCAGAATATCCCTTAGCACCGAAGTGCGTCCGCCTCCCTAAAGACTGCCTTTAACTTTTTACCTTTTGCATCGCTTTGGTGATACTGACGATTTTAACCATTATTACTCGTCAATATTATTTTCAGATTCAATATTTCACATACATCGCAATATCGGAAATCGGCGTGTAGACCCCCGAACTGGTTGATTGGTCTTCTATGTAAATCGGACGGGGAGCGTTCGCATCTATAGTCCCTGTGTTAAAAAACATAATAGGTGCTTCCGTCCAGGAGTTGTTATTTTCATTCCCGGACGTAACGGTGAAAACCTGTAATTTAGTGAAACTACTCATATTAACCGTCGTTCCCCCCGTGGCTGCGACGGTGTTTGTCGCTGGGTCATAAGCGTCCGTATAAGAGCCACTTGTTGTTATGGGGACCAAAAATTTTCTAACTAATGCTGGATTATCATTAGGACCTTGCTGATAATACGAATTTATCCCACTTGTTAAATCGTCATAATCAACCTCAACAGTCCAACTCCCATCTGGTTTTGCTATGAGTATTTTAGTTGGTGTCGTTGTCGTAGAAAATGTGTTGTGATAACTTCCCGCCCCATCGCTCCAGGAGTGTGTGCCATCCAGCCAAGTGCTATTATTCAGCGAAGACGCATATCCGAGTCCAAACCAGTTGGAAGCGGTTTGCTTCATTAGAGCAAACTGTGTATATCCAGATGGAGGAAATGTTGGGGCTTGAACTACAACCGAACGAGTGGTAGTTCCTGTGTTTCCAGCAGCATCGGTAGCACTGTATGTAAGTGTGTATGTCGCTGCAACGGCGGTATTCACAGTTCCGCTTGTAGATACTACCTCGCTTCCATCTGACGTCGCTCCTGGGTCTGTAAAGGTGGCGTTTTGTTGAAGCACCAGAGGGTTCGCACCAATAAGGGTAATGACGGGTGCTGTCGTATCTGGCTGGACCTCCACCGATCGGGTGGCAGTCCCCGTGTTTCCCGCAGCATCAGTGGCACTGTAGGTCAGGGTGTAGGTGGCAGCCACGGTGGTATTCACTGTCCCGCTGGTAGATACCACCTCCCCGCCGTCCGAGGTTGCTCCAGGGTCGGTGAAGGTGTCAAATTGCTGTAGCACCAGGGGGTTGTCTCCCAGAATGGTAATCACAGGTGCTGTCGTATCTGGCTGAACCTCCACCGATCGGGTGGCAGTCCCCGTGTTCCCAGTCCCGTCAGTGGCGCTGTAGGTCAGGGTGTAGGTGGCTGCGACTGATGTGTTGACAGTCCCAGTGGTAGATACCACCTCCCCGCCGTCCGAGGTTGCTCCAGGGTCGGTGAAGGTGTCAAATTGCTGTAGCACCAGGGGGTTCGCACCGTTAAGGGTAATCACAGGTGCTGTCGTATCTGGCTCTACTTCAACCGATCGGGTGGCAGTCCCCGTGTTTCCCGCAGCATCAGTGGCGCTGTAGGTCAGGGTGTAGGTGGCAGCCACGGTGGTATTGACAG